AAATAAACTCTTTTCACAAAAGGCTATTGTTTTAATTTTAAAATAAACTCTTTTCACAAAAGGCTATTGTTTTAATTTTAAAATAAACTCTTTTCACAAAAGGCTATTGTTTTAATTTTAAAATAAAATCTTTTATATAAAAAATATAATATAAGTTAATGTCTAAACCTGGGAGAGATTATTTTTTAAAAGCATCTACACTTCATTTACAATATCCCCAACCAAAAACAGAAGAAATTAATCCAAATGAAAATCAAGTTTATGATTTGGAATTATTTGATGGAGATATTAATTTTTTTTTAGAAAAATGTAAAATGGAGAATTCAATAGGTTATAAATATCAAAAAATAATGCCTAAATTTCAGATAAAACCAACTGATTTTTTTGTAAGTTACTCAACAATTAGAAAAACTTTAAATCCTACAAAAACTAAACCTTTATTTATTATACCTGGTTATTCCTCTCAAAATGCATGTGTTACTTTACAAGTATTACATAGAAATTTAAGTAAAATTGAAGATAATTATCGTGAGGTAATTATATTTAATTTAAATCAAGTTAAATTTCCAGCTACAAAATATATAGAATCATTTCCAGATAAAAAACCACATCTTGTTGGTGATTTATTTAAAAAAGAAATTATTAAACATCTAGATAAAATAATTAGAAATATAATGTTTGATTCGGGATATGCTAAGTTTGATTTAATGGGAATCTCAGATGGTGGAGGTTTAGCTATTCTTTTATCTCAATTCCCAGATGTACCTATCGAAACTCTTGTTTTAATGTCTCCTATTTTAATGGAAAAATTATTTAATGTAATTAATGATGATTTATTTAAAAAAATGCGGGTTATTTTGGGATGGGTAATTGAAGATAAAAATAATTTTTATAAACCTGCAGGATTACAATATGAAAGTTTATTAAAAGACCATCCAAATAAAGAAATAGTTATTTTACACAAGCATGTTGAAAATAGTCATCAAATTCATGACGAATTATTTGACTACTTAATTTAAAAATATTGAAAAATTAAAATTAAACGGATCCTTAAATAATAACACTTTATGGATACTATTACCATTACTGAAACTAAGAAGACTATGAAGCCAATGAAGGTTCGAACTGTTACAATCACTCCAACTACATTTACTTGTATGTACACAGGTGAACAATGGAATGAAGATGTTAAGACTGTAACATGGACAAGTGTCCCTCTCATCACTCATGCTCCTCATTCCAATCGTTATGGTACTTCAAAGTCGGCAAATGATATCATAGATATTATCAGATACGGAGGGGGAGGGGAGAGAGCAGTGACAGACTCTGTACTCCGAGTAGATTATTTGTGGATTAAGCTTGTACGTTTTCCTGATGAGGGTATTCTAACAAAAGATGTGTTTCGTCTTTATTATATTCCAAAGGAATTTGAGAATGACTGGAAAATCAAGATGGAACCATATACGTTTGCCTCTACTTATAACCCATTCTTAGTGGTTGCAAATGAGTTCCCCACTTCTTTTGAGAAGAGCGGTTCATATCTGATTTCACCAGAAGTAGCAAAGTCACTAGAGGATTCTCCATATAATGTGGCTAATATGTAATTCATTTATTCAATTCTTCCGTTGAATTAAATAAATTAAAATTAAACATACTCTTATAGTACTTTATGGATACTATTACTACTACTCCAACTAAGAACACTATGAAGACTATGAGGCCTAGGAAGCCTAACAAGAAGGTTCGAATTGTTACAATCACTCCAACTACATATACTTGTAGGTACACAGGCGAACAATGGCATGAGAATGTAAAGACTGGAAGATGGACAAAGGACCATAGTATCTCTCGTATCATTCATGCTCCTCCTACCAAATGTTATGATACTTCACAGAAGGCAAGGGACATTATGAATATTATTAGAAATGGTGGGAGTGAAGCAATGGAAGGGTTTGTACTTCGAGTAAATTATGTACAGTTTCTTCATCCTAATAGGCCCCATGCTCCTGTAGCACAAATGAATGTTTTTTGTCTTTACAATATTCCTAAGGAGTTTGAAGATTCTTGGGAAACCAAGATGGAACCATATACATTTGGCGAGGTAGATAACCCATTTTTTAAGTGTACTTCATATGACACTTCTTTTGAGAGTCGTACATACGACAATTCTTTTGAGAAGAGGGATTCGTTTTTGATTTCATCAGAAGAAGCAAAGACACTTCAGACCAATTCATATAACTTGGGTTATGTCTAATTCATTCATTTAATCATTAAGTAGAATAATTAAATAAAAAAACTAAGTTTTAATAATAATTTATGGGTAATATAATTAATAATATAACTAAATTTAAAACTGTTGAAATTACTCCAATAACTTTTACGTGTAAATATACAGGTAAACAATATAAAGAAGAAATTAAAAAAGTAAAATGGACAAAAGATAAAAATATTCCTTTAATTTATTATTGTCCTTCAGCACAACGTGAGTATACCTCTGAAAAAGCAAAAGAACTTATTAAAATTATAAAATATGGAGGAAAACCAATAAGGAATTGTATGCTAAAGGTAGAATATTGGAGAAATATACGATTTTTTTCAAGTGATATAATTCATAAAAAAGCGGTTTATTGTCTTTTTTATATTCCAAAAGAATTTGGTAATGATTGGGAAAAGAAAATGAAACCATATACTGAAACCATATACTAAACCAATTCTAACTAATCCAATATTTAATATGATTGACACACCATATACTTATACAATTTCATTAGTAAAAATAAGATCAAGTATAATTTCACTAAGAAAAGCAGACTCAATATTTTATAATCCAAATAACATAGGAAGTATAAAATATAGTTTATTTGAATTAAATAAAACATTGTAATTGATATTCATCTGTTTTAAACACATTTAAATTATAAAATAATTTACAATCAACAGCCATTTCTTTTAATGCAATTTCAAATTGACTAATAATCTCATTTTTTTTATTAGCTAGTTTCCATATATATTCATCTACACTTTCATCTAAATGTAACTCTCCATCTTTTCTTAAATTTTTAGGAATAGTTGCTAAATATAAATAAATTTGAACAGATCTTCTTTTTTTAGGTAAATCTTTATGACTACAATAACGTACGGCTCTTCCTATAATTTGTAACATTCTAGACATATTCCAATATGGCTCAATAATATGAACTTGATCAACACGAAGTAAAGTAACACCTTCTTTAATAGAGGGTGATCCTAACATTAAATGTAGTTTAGATCCGTCATGATTTTTAGGGTCATTAAATACTTTTTTAATTTCATCTTTAACTTTCATAGATTCATCACCTGACCAGACCGCAAATCTTTTTTTACCTGGTCCAAATTTTCGGTAATCTTTCCATCCATGTTTTTTTACAATTTTAATAAATACTTCAAGTCCTCCTTCACTTTTAAAATTACTATAAATAAAACAGGGTCCATTACTTTTTTTAATTTTTTTAATAATTTTAAAATATTTAATAGAATAATCTTGTAAATTTTCTAAACATAAATTAGTTCCTTTACATGATTTAAATCCATTTCTTCCTGTTTTTTTATTTGGGAATGCTATATTACTTACAATTCTTGGTCCTAACATAAAATTTTTAGGCATATTTAAAATATCTTCAGATGTAAAAGCCCCTCTGATATAACTTTCTTGATTACCTAATGATCCTAAATATGATTTATATTGAAATTCGTTCATTTTTGATTTAACTATTTTAAAAATAGTTTCAGGATAGGCTTGAGGAGGAGCTCCCCTATAATAAGAGACATAACCCCTTATTTTATTCCTGAATTCATCCATATTTTTTAATGTGTACTTCAATTTACCTGTTGATGTTTTGGTTATATTGAGATATCTTTCATTAAATTGAGGACCAACTGGAAAAGGTTCAGGTAATCGAAGTAAATTAAGAGTTAATCCTATTTCTTGTGGTGTATCAAACATTGGAGTTGCACTTAATAACATAATTCGCAAGTCTTTTGGTGCATTATTAATAATATTTGAAAGAACTCGATAAAAAGTACCACTAAGAGAAACCATATTTTGAACTTCATCAATAATTAAAAAAGTATTTTTAAGATTAATTTTATTTTCAATAGCCAAGTTAATAAATTTATGATAGGATAATATTTGATAGTATTTAGATATTTTATCATTACTTTTTTTAATTATATCTTGATATCTTTTATCAGATGGTTTTAATGTTTCTAATTCATTTATATCTTTTTTTAAAATATATTTATTATTACCACAATCACTTCGAAGTTCATCTCGAAAATTATCAATTAATGATGCTGGAGTTAATACCACTATTTTTTTCTTACCAACCCATTTTTCAGCAGTAGTCACAGCAGTACATGTTTTACCTGAACCAATTTGATGAAAAACTAATAAGGATTTATAAGGAGACTTAGGACCAAGATATTCAGCAATTAATTCTTGTGATTTTTGTAATTTAAATTTTTTAGGTTGACATATTTGTTTCATTTTATAGTTTTTATTAGGCACTTTAAATTTTTTAAATTTTTTATTAAATTCCTTATAAAAATCATCATCATTAATATCAGGAAATTTCATTATCAATTATTAAGACTGAGAAAATTTGATTTAATTTAAATCTATACATAAATAAATTAGTATGTCTAATAATTTATGTACCAATCTTTTTTTGGATTTGTTAAATAATAAAATAATTCAAAAAGAATTTACTTCGGAAGAACGATATAATATAGGATATCAAATAGCAAATAATAAAAATAAAATTTATCAAAATACTAATTTTGGTTATAAATCAACCAAGTTCATATCATTTGTAAAAAAACTTTTAGATTTATATTATGATTCATTTTTTATTGATGGATTAAATGATTATTTAAACAAATTCTATAAATATTATGATTCTAATTATTTTGTAAAAAACATTTTAATAGGAAAAGAAGGATATAAATATTTTTATCTTGTTGAAAATTATATTCATAAAGAAAATATTTCAGTAATTATATCAAAATCACCTTATATAAATTTAGTAACATATTTTAAAAAAATAGAAGTATTTAAATATTTTAATACACAAAAACCAAATTTTAATAAAGATCTATCGAGCCTTTATAACTTATTTATTAAAATGGGTATTTTAAATAATGATGAAAGAATTTTTGACTGGGCCTTAAATATTTATAAACTACTAGAAAGTAAACTTATAATACTAGATATAAGTCTTAAAACTATTACAGTAACATCTTTAAATCGTCAAGATATTCCTGAAAAATATTATTTACAAAGATTAAAAAAATTAAGTCAACTTGGTAATTTAAGCAATATTTATTATGATTTAATTCCATATTGTAAAACATGGAAAATATTTGATGTTTTAACAAGATATTATTATAATGAGAACATTGATTCAGGAAATATGGGCTACGGATATTGTTTCATAAATTTACTCATAAATAAAAATTATATTGACAGATTAAATTTTATTAAAAGTAATTATTCACCCAATCATTTTTTACTATTAAAAATTTTAATACTAAACTCAGTTCAAAACTTGGAGTATTTAAAAATTATTCCTACAAATATTAAATATATAAAACCCTTTTATAAATATTTGCTTGCTAATATGAATAAAAACACAAAACTAAAATTTATCGAAAAACTAAATTATTATTGTTGTAATGAATTAGATCTTTTACATTATGATATCCCATGCAAAGGTAAATTAATAAGTTTATTAAGAGAATTATATACAGAATATCCTAACTTATTACTAAAATCACATCCATTAATTATTTCAGTAATTCGCCCAAATTATAAGAATATTCCCAAAGAATATATTAAAATGAATAAATTAGGAACTTTTTTAAAAATTATAATGCAAAAAAAATATTTAACTAAAATGAAAAATATTAAAAATAAATTAACTAACCTAATTATAGAATTAAATACCTATAAACCAAACACTAAAAAAAATGTATTATCTAGAGGTTGTAGATATTATCAAATAAAAGATACTTCTTATTCAAACTTATCCTTAAGCACTACAAAAGTTTCTTTCCTAGAAATAAAAGATGTTATCTCAAATAAATATAAAAATATAACTCATACTAAAATGTTGTCATCAACTAAACCCTTCAAATTAAATAATTTAATTAAATCTATCTTTATTGAAGAAACTTTAACTTATCTAGTTTATGATATAAATCTTCCTAATATGACTTATTTAGACAGAATAGAATATTTACGCAAAATAAATCCACTATCAAAATATTACACTATCCCAATATTTACAAATAATAACCAAATTAATGAATTTATTAAAAAAGAACTCGCTTATATAAATCAATTGTCAAATACATGGTATCCACTCCCTTTATTTTTTAAATTGTAATAACAGTATCTTTATTTTATCAAATCTTTATTTTACCAAATAAAGATAATAAAGAGTTTCTTTATGATTAATATTTGCTAATAATCCGTAATCAGTAATAGAAGGTTTGACTAGTTTATTATTTTTTTCAAAATATAAAATATTAAGTAATGGGTTAGTGTTATCATTAGAAAATCCTAAATTTATTTTACATATAGTATATTTAGAGTAGTCTTCTTTTTCATTTAAATTTGTTAAAATTTTATCTAATTTAGGGAAATTTCTTTGGTATATGTTTTCTAATAATTGATTTATAATATTATCTTGTTTAGTGAAAATAATATCATCAATTAAATTACAAATATTTTTTATTTGATTAAATTGATACATGAATGGTTCTATTTTTTCAATTCTTTCTAATATTTTTACTATTAAAATTTCAATTGCTTTAACTTTTTTATGATTATAAATATTTTGATGAAGTTGATATCTAGTTAAAAACATTTGAAAAATATCATTTCGAAGTTTATAAGGAAAAACGACTTCATCATTTATAATTTTAGATTGATTAATAATTCTATCAAAATCAAAATTTGTTTTAATTCCACATATTGTTGAATCACGAACTAAATAATCAAATTTATCTACATCAATTCCATTAATTGGATTTGCCACAATTTGAAAGATCCATTTACCTAAATGTTGATTATATAATTTTATTCCTTTTTCATAATTTGATGGTGGTATAATTAAATTACAAATAAAATGATATTCTTCTTCAGTAATATCAATTTTGTATTTATTAATGATATGTTTTAAAATATTAACTGATCGTTCCTCATGACTAATAAATGTTTTATATTTTTTTGCGAATTCATCAAACAAATGAGAAAAAGCTACATGACCAAGATCATGACATAATCCTGCAATTCCAACTAATTCAATAATCTCAAACTTTCTATTTAATTCCAAAGGATTAATTAAATTGATACACATTTTTTTAGCAAGATGATATACTCCTATTGAATGTTCAAATCTAGTATGATTTGCACATGGAAATATAAAAAATAAGATACCTGTTTGACTTATTCTTCTTAATCTTTGATATTCTTTTGTATTAATAATACTTTTTGCTAAATCTGTTAAGATAATACTTTTATGTATTCTATCGTGTATATATGTTGACATTATAAAAATATTTAGCTTAAAGTGTAATTTATTCAATTTTAAAAAAAATGAATTTTATACTATCTAATGAATAATATTTATAATAATATGGTTAAAGATACACAGTATTATAATATTCTTAATATAACTCCTTCAGCAACAGAAAATGAAATTAAAAAAGCTTATCGTAAATTAGCAATGAAATGGCATCCTGATAAAAATAAAGACAATCAAAAAGAAGCTGAAAAAATGTTTAAAGAAATTTCAGAAGCATATGATGTCTTGAGTGACCCACAAAAAAGAAAACTATATGATCAATTTGGCAAAGATGGTATTAATCAAAATGGTGGACCTGGTATTAACCCTGCAGATATTTTTGCTCAATTCTTTGGCGGACATGGAGGTGGAGGACATGGTCATCCATTCTTTGGCGGACATGGTAATCCATTTTTTGGTGGACATGGTCAAGGTCATGGAGGTGATAGAAGAAACGAAGAAATTCTTCAGGTGAATGTGCCTTTAACATTAGAAGAAATGTATAATGGTTGTGTTAAAGAAATGAAATATAAAATTAAAGTAGGTTGTGACAAATGTAATGAGACAGGAAATAAAAATAAAAAGAAAACATCATGTGCTGAATGTAATGGAATGGGACAAGTTCATGTTAGAATACAAATTGGTCCTGGTATGATTCAACAAATGACTCGTCCATGTGAAAAATGTGAAGGTAGAGGTGAAAGTTCAAAGAAAGAAGATGAATGTAAATCATGTATCGGTAAAGGATTCACTTTACAGGATAAAAAAGTTAAAATTCCTTTTTCAAAAAATATGAGTTCAGAGAGAAGAATTACTGGAGAAAAAGGAGGTCATAGAATAAATGGTAAAAAACAGGACGTACTGTTTATAGTTTCAGAAATTCCAAATGCAACCTTTCAAAGAAGAAATAATGATTTAATTACTATAATTAAATTAACTTTGGCACAAGCAACCTTAGGTTTTACTAAAACTTTGAAACATTTGGATAACAAAGAAATTCTTTTGAAATATAAACAACCAATTAATCATGAAGATGTTAAAGTATTGCCAGGTTTAGGATTTGAACATGGAAATCTAATAATTAAGTTTGAAGTTGAACTTCCTGAAAATCTTGATATTGCAGATGATGATAGAAAACTAATGAAAGAAAGATTGTCTACTTCTACAGAAGATATAAGTGCTTTAGAAAAAGAAGAGGAAATTGAGAAGAGAATAGCAAAAGGAGAAAAATTTAAAAAAAGTAATATTATAAGTTTAGATGATTTTCAAAAACATCATCAATCCACATCAGATGACAGAGAAGAAGAATCACAGTGTGTAGCACAATAATATTATAGCACAAAATTTAATTTATAAAATTAGGTATATGAAAATATATTTTTTAAGACACGAAGAAAGATATAAAGCAATGACTTTTTTTACTCCTTTATCAAAACAAGGTAAGAAAAATGCTTTAATATTAGGAACAGTTTTAAAGACTTTAAATTTAACTAAAATTTATTCATCTCCATTTTTAAGAACTTTACAAACAATTGAACCTTATTTAGCAATTTCAGAGATAACCGTTAATTTAGAAGATTCTATAAGAGAAAGTAATATTTCTCGAATGATACCTGAGACAGAAAAATATTTAACTTTACCAGAAGAATTAAATTCTCAATTTAAAATTAATAAAGAGTATGAAAGTTTTTTAGATATAAAAAAAGTAAAATATCCAGAAAAAAATAAAGATATTATTGAAAGATTTAATAATTTTTTATTTAATTTAATAAAAAATTATTCTAATACAGAAGAAAATATTTTAATTGTCGCTCATGCAGGATTAATTAATAATTTTATTAATAAAATAGAAAAAAAAAATCCTTTAGTATCTAAAATAAAAACAAATTGTTATCCATCAGGTAAAATAACTTTAATCGTAAGAGATAAAGAATTAGTTTTTGAACCTATAAATTGGAAAATAAAAAATTAATTTTATTGTTTTGTTTAATGGTATTAGTCAAAATAATAAAAGAGTTTTTTCCAAACTTAACACATGAACATCAATCTTTTATAATTAAATTAATGACTCCTTTGTTAGAGTATATGAATAAATCTTTTTATTTTAATAGTGATAATGAATTTAATAAACAATTATCACTTAATAATAATCAAGATTACAAAACAATAATGTTATTGTTGTTTCCTTATTTAGAAAATTTACCATCTAAAGTAAAAAATCTAGACGAATTAATTTATCATAAAAAAAATATTATTTTAGAAGAATTTAAGAATAAAGAAATATTAGAGTTATCGAGAGAATTACCACATACAAATTTTTTAATATCTTTATTAAATCAACATGAGAATGACTTTAAAATTGATATTCAAAAAGTTATTCTTACTAATTATCATTTAACATTAACAACAATTAGACAGGTTGCTAATAAATTAATGCCTAATTGGATAAATATTTTTCCTATACCAAGTACTAATTCAGACATTGTTAATATTTTAAAAATAAATGACGATAAATTATATAATGATTCTATTGAAATATTTACAAAGTGTTTAGCTAAACCAGAATTAGTTAAAGAATACATGTTTAATCCTAAAGGATTATGGCTAGGTGATTATTATAATGTGATAGTGAATCATTTATTTTATAATATAATTCCTTGTAAGTTTTTAATTTATGAATATTTAATAAATGGAGAGATTAAAAATGGACTATATTTTTTTAAAGAAAATTTTCCCGAGAATTTAACGTTTAGAGAAGAACCCACTGAATTATTTTATATAAAATTAAAAAATATTTTTAACTTATTTTTAGAAGATCCAACTTATAAATGGAAGGATTATGTAGAAACTTTATTAACAAGGTTTATTTATTTGGGAATTCCCGAGTTAAAAGATACTACAACAGAGAATGAAAAAATATTTTTAAACACCATAAATAATCATATTTATTTAGATAATTTACAATATGATAACAAATTAGAAGAGTATGAATCAAAAATTGAAGAAATAATTAATTCAGAAGATTTAATGAGTCAGTTTTTTAGAATGATTAAAATAGGATTTGATCATTTTGTTTTATCTCCTTTTTATCATTTTTATTTTGATGAAAAAGATAATTTGAAAGATATTACTTTTATATATAAAGATTTGACAGCAAAAAATATTTATAACATTGCAAAATTAATTTCATATGATTTAAAAGATACATTTGTTCCCAAACCTAAAAATGTTATAACTGACCCCCTTAAATTAACTCAAGATTTATTTGAGAAACTAGGCACTCCAGGTAGAAAATGGTTAAATTTTAATAGAAACTTGGATAAAATTTATCCAGGAATAACAAATTATAATTCAAAATATGATGAATTGGCAATTCAGTTTAGAGAATTAATACCAATTTTAGTTCAAGATATTTTAATTAGAAACGGTTTATTAAATAAATTTGTATCTTTGCCTCAAGTTAATATAAAGGATACAAAACCCTTAAAAAAATATTTTAAAGAACATAAAGAAGATTTTGATAATAGTTTTTATTATATAAATAATAAAAAATATCAAGATTTACCAAAAATAATAAAATATGAAAATAATCAATATAAAAAAGAAAGTTATTTTGATTTGCTATTATCAAAAAATACAAACTGGAAATTTTTCTTTGCTAACAACTGGATTACACAAATAAATTTTTATACTCATTTTTTACATCAACAAGTTATTTTTGTAACAGGTGCAACTGGTCAAGGTAAAAGTACTCAGATACCAAAATTAACTCTTTATGGAACGAAAGCATATTTACATAATACATCTGCTCATGTGGTAGGAACTCAACCAAGAAAAATACCAACAAAAAATAATATATCACGAATATCATGGGAATTAGGAATTCCAACAGAAATAGAAATAGAAAATTTTACTAAAGGAACGAAAGTACCTAGTGATAATTATTATTTACAATTTAAACATTCTACAGATAATCATATCAAAAAAGATTTGAGCCTAAAACTAACAATGATGACTGATGGGTCTTTATTATCTCAAATAAAAAATAATCCATATTTAAAAAGTTTAATTGAAATTGACGGGAGAAATCAAGAGTTTGGAATGAGAAATTTATATGATGTTGTTATGATTGATGAATCACATGAACATAACCCTAATATGGATATTATTTTATCATTTATGAAAAATTGTTTATATTTTAATAAACAAATTAGATTACTTATTATATCTGCTACTATGAAAGATGATGAACCTACTTATCGTTCTTATTATAGTATTCTTAATGATAATTTAACTTATCCAACACGAAATATAAACTCATCACAATCAGATAAATTTATAAATGCAAACTTATTAGACAGAAGATTTCATATATCTCCGCCAGGAGGAACAACACAATACAAAATTGATGAAACATATTATAAATTATCTCAACAAAAAAACCATTTAGAAAATTCTAAATATATTCAAGAATCAAGTTATAACACTGTATTAAATATTATAAAAACTAGTCCAAAAGGAGAAATTCTATTATTTTTAACTGGTGCACCTGAAATTAGAAAAGCAACAGAGGAATTAAATAAATTATTACCTAAAAAAGTTGTAGCTTTACCCTATTACTCAAGTTTAAATAGTCTTTATCAAGATATTGTTGTTAATTTAGATACTAAAATAAAAAATATTAGAAATAAAAAAGAAAATATTCATTTAGAATGGGATGATAAATTTATAATTGGAAATGAACCAAAAGGACAATTTGAAAGAGCTATTATATTAGCAACAAATGTAGCAGAAGCATCTATAACAATTCCTAATTTAAAATTTGTAATAGATAATGGATATGCTAAAGAAAGTAAATATGATGTAACTTTAAATGAGTCAGTGTTAACAGTTCAACCTATATCTGAATCATCTAGATTACAAAGAAAAGGAAGAGTTGGTAGAATAGGACCAGGTAATGTTCATTATTTATATTCAGAAGGAGATAGAGCTTTAATTAGAAGTAAATTGGGAATAACTCAAGTGTCACCTTTAAATACTATAATAAATTTAGTAAAAAATAGTGGAATAAATTTGATTGACCCAACTTTAATTAAAAACATGTATGATTTTAATTTAAAACCATTAAAGACCCGAATAAATGAAATAAGGTTTAAGAATCTAAGTAAATTGGGTTTATCAAATCAGATTCAATTTATGGAGAAAGAATTATATGAGAATTTTTATTTAAATATTGATAAATATAAAATATTTTATACAATAAAGAGTACTGGATTATCTTATCCATTTTTATTAGATCAAGGCGGATTATTTTATATAATTCATCCTTTAGAAAATAGAATAAAAAGAAATTCTTTCTACCAAATTTTTGAATTTGATAATGAAAAAATAGATCATATTCCTGATTTAATATCGGAGGGAACTAAAGAATTTATTCAAAGTAATTTTAATATAGTAATGTTTGATAATGCCCCTCGAGATTCTTTATTATTACAAAAATCGAGTGAACTTGAAACAGAATTAGGGTTAAATGAATTTCAAATGGGTTATCGTGAAGGAATAAGTTTATTATATGCTAATGGATTTGGGCATTTAGATGTTACTATTTTAACTTTATTATTAATAGGTTCTTATCGAAATTTAAAAAATTTATTTAATTTAACTAATAAAAATATCAAAAAATATTTAAATAATGTAAGTTCTAATGGAAGAGTGTCTTCTGATTTATTAGTTTTTATAAAATTAGCAAAAAATATTATTAATAATCTTACTATAAAAGATGAATCTCCCAAGGTTTTAATTAACAGATTTAAATTTATGGTGCAAGCTAAAATTAAAATATTTCAAACTACTCCAACAAAATTAAAAAATTCAGAGTATTTAGTTTTAAATAAAATGAAAAGTCAGGAAATATTAAATAAAGATGAAGGTATAATATATTATTTAAATTCTGGTAATATTTTATTAAAACATTACAAGTCCAAGGTAAAATTAAATTTTGATAATTTTGATATTTATGATTTAGATAAAATAGAAAAAATTATAGAAGATTATTTAACTTTAAAAATTAGAATAAAAACTTTTAATTATATAAATCAAAATAAATTAAAAGAAACTGCTTTTAATTGGAGTAAAAAATTAATTAATTTTAAAAGATTTTGTCGTTCTGATGACGAAGAAATTCTTTATTGTATATTATCAGGTAAATCAGATAAAATTGTTTTTAATTTACCAGAGAAAAGTAGTTTTTATGGAGACTTTTCATCTTTCTTTTTTAAGGATATAATTCCAGTTCAAAAAGCAAAATATATGGGTACCGAAATATTAACATCAATACCTAATCAAACACTTCAACATTATTATTCTTTCTCAACATTTGACAATATTGGAGTAATTAATAATTTAACAAATATACCAATTGAATGGTTAATATCTTATGATCCAATTAGGTATTCACCTTATAATTTTAATAATATTTGGGAAAGTCGTGGTAAAATAATTAATATAGATAATAATAAATATTTACAAATAATGGCAAAAATAAAAAATAGTCATCCTTTAATTTGTAAGTTATGGTTCAAAAAAGAATTTTGGTTAGAAAAAGTAAAAGGATTATCTGTATCAAAATCAGAACAAAAAAATTATACTATATTGATTAAAAAAATATTGAAATAACTATAATAAGAATATAAATTAATAAATATATGTTTGGACGAATACGAATAGAAAATAACATTTTAACTATTTTTCCTGTTAAAATAACCAAAATAATATATTGGGTTACAACACCACATTATTGTCAAATATCATCTGAAAAAAACTACACAGTTTTATATGATAACAATACATATCAAGCTAAATTAATTAAACAAGCTTATTTTTGCGATTTGGCTCTCTTCAAAATTGATAATTTTAATGGAAATATAAAAACTATTAAAATTATCAAGTCAAAAAATACTCTGTTAAATAAAAAATTAATTTTAAATAAAAAACCTGGTTTTTATATTGAAAACTATTTTACACCATATTTAGATATTGATGGAGGATCCAGACAACTATTCTATTTATGTAAGTTTGAAGAAAAAGTAAATCCAGGAGATTCTGGTACACCTATTTATAATGAAGATAATGAACTAGTAGGAATAATTTCAATAACAAAAGAAGGTAAAACATATCTAGTTCCAGGATTTCTTATTACAAAATTAATTAATTGTATTAATTATAAAATAATACCCTATGTACCACTAACATTAACTATGAACCGAGATGATAAAATTGTAGTATTAGAATCAGAAGTTTTACAAAAAGGAGATATTATTACAAAACTTAATAATTATACAATTAAAAAAGATACAATTTACTCAAAGAAATTAAAAGATTGGATCCCGATTGATACATATATATTATTATGTTGTTTAGATTCTCCTTTTATTAATATAACAATCGATAATGAAGTAACTTATCGATTAAAAATTAATGATATGAATAAGTTTTTAAAATATCCGTTTGATCCTAAAATAACAAATAAAAATTCATATCAAAGTTTGTTCAAGAAAAAAAAATTAAATTATAGATTAGTCAAAAATAATTTAATGAGATAATAAAATATAAATTATAAATTATTTGATATTTTTTTAATAATATTTTTTTCAAAATTATTTAATTTTTTTATTCCTCCTAATGATTCAACACTTTTATCATAATTATTATCTGAATAAGGTTTATAAGTGATACTATCTTCAGTTATGCTATCATTATTATGATTATATTTTTTAATAATTAATAAAATTTTATTAATTGTTTCTTCATCCAGTAAATTAACATCAAAAAATATTCCATTATTATTTTTAGAATAATTATTTAGAGGCTCAATTATATTAAAAATTTCATGATAAAAATCTTGATTCTTTATTTTATTAATATTTCTATAAATTTTTTCTTTTTTTTCTCGTAATTCAATATTTATTGACATTATTTTATAAAGTAAAATTATAAATTTCTAACCTATTTAAAATCTAATTATAAATAATATTATTATGAATTTATTTATATTTACACGTGATTTAAGAATAATTGATAATTTAGGATTACAAGAATCTTTAAAAAATAATAAAACAATCCCTATTTTTGTTTTCACTCCAGAACAAATAACAAATAATGAGTATAAATCTGATAATGCTATTAATTTTATGGTACAATCAATTAAAGAATTAGAGATTCAAATTAATAAAAAAAATGGTAAATTAAATTTATTTTATGATACTCATATAAATTGTCTTGATAAAATTATTAAACAAGAAAAAATTAATAAAATATTTATTAATAAAGATTATTCACCTTATGCAAAAAAAAGAGAACAAGAAATAGATAAATTATGTCATAAAAATAATATTATTTTTGAATCAATTGAAGATCTTAATATTTTACCGTTAGGTACTCTATTAAATAAATCAAATGAAGCTTATAAAGTATTTACTCCATTTTTTAAAAATTCTAAAAAATTTTGGAAAGATATACCAAATCCAAAAAAATTAACCAAATATAATTTTATGTCAAAATCTTTTTCTAATGAAATTAAATTAACAGATATTAATAAATATTATCAAAAAAATAATATTTTAATCAAAGGAGGAAGAAAACATGGATTATCCTTATTAAAAAAAATTATTCTACAAAAAGATTATTCCGAAAAAAGAAATGATTTAAATTATAAAACAACCTTATTATCATCACATATGAAATTTGGAACAATCTCAATAAGAGAAGTATTTTATCAGTTTAAAAAAGATTTATCTAGTGATAATACATTATTTAGTCAATTATTTTGGAGAGAATTTTATTTATATATTATGAATTATTACCCAAAAATACTTGATAAACAAATTAAAAAAAAAGAAAATAAAGATTTTCAAGATAAATTTTCAAAAATTAAATGGAAAAATAATAAAAAAGAATTTGAAAAATGGAAAAATAGTAAAACAGGATTCCCAATTGTTGATGCATGTATGGCAGAATTAAATAATACTGGATATATGCACAACCGAGGAAGATTATTAATATCATCCTTTTTAATAAAATTATGTTTAATTGACTGGAGATGGGGAGAAAAATACTTTGCAACAAAATTAATAGATTATGATCCAGCATCAAATAATGGAGGTTGGCAATTTCATCATGGGGGTGCATCTAATGCTGATTATTTTAGAATTTTATCTCCCATTTCTCAGGGTGAAAGATTTGATAAAAAAGCAGAATATATTAAAAAATGGTTACCTAATTTATATAATATTCATGCTAAACATCTAATTGATTGGGAAAAGTATCATATAGAATATGATGTTAAAAATCTAGATTATGTTAAACCTATGTTTATTTATAAAGAAAGAAGGAAAGAAGCATTAGATACATATAAAAAACTTTTTAATAAATAATCAATTATAATAAAAAAATTGATTATTTATAGGAAAGATGTCTAATATTTATATAAAAATTATATGAATACTTCTCAATCAATTAAACCTAAAAAAAAAATACTTAACAAATTAAAATTTATTGATTTATTATCTATATTTTTAATCTTTATTTAATATTAAAAAATACATGTTCATTATATAAAATAATAAGCATGTATTTTTTTAAACAATAAAAATTGAAATTTTATTTCATATTAGCCTATATATTATATTTATGTCAATTGATATCGAGGATTTTATGAATACAAAGGTTACATTTCCTAATATGGAACAAAAGTACCCAAAAACTACTGTAGATAAGATGGATAATGTTATTATATCTTATCAAAAGAATTTAACTAAAAAGTTGTCTACCCTAATGAAAAAGAATAAACTTAATATTAAGGAGATTGAACTTCTCCATCGCTATCATCAACTAATTACAAAAGGTGTTATTCAACCAGATTCTGAACTTGAGTTTAGTCTAACTTCTAAGAAAGGAAGAGGACAATCAGGTGTGGAAGTAATTGCTGTTTCTACTTATCCAATGGGTAAATATGTTGGTTGTCCTGCAAATTGTCATTTTTGTCCAAAGGAGCCTGAAATGAATTTTCCTGTAATTGTGAACAAAAAGATTGGCGAGGATGATACTTTTATTTTGTTTGAATTTGTGCCAAGTGACGAACAATATTATCATTTTACAAAAGTTATTTCATCTATTACCATTAATTCAAAGGTAATTCCTGTTAAGAAGATTGTATCTTATGGTAAAACACCTATTATTTCATTTTTGAAAGAAGATTTTGAGTCTGAAATTATTCTACCTATGGAAGTAATGGCTCATAAAACAGCTCAACCTCGGAGTTATCTTTCAAGTGAACCTGCAGTGTCACGAGCAAATCAAAACCAATGGGATTGTATTAAACAGTTCAGAGATATTGCAATTAAGCGAATTCATTGTGGACATAGTGTAACAAAGGTTGAAGGGATTGTGATTGGAGGCACTTGGTCCTATTATCCAAAAGATTATCAAAAAGCTTTTATCAGAGATTTTTATTATGCTGCCAACAATCTTTATAACGATAGCGAACCAGTTAAGCTAACTCTTGAGGAAGAAATTAAACTTAATCGTACTTCTAAATGTCGTGTAATTGGATTGACATTGGAAACTCGTCCTGATTTTATTCATCCTGCAGAGATTAAGCTACTACGATCATATGGATGTACTCGAGTACAACTTGGTATTCAACATACCGATAATCATATTCTTAAGAAGATTAATCGTGGATGTACTCATGAAAAGAATGTAATTGGTATCAAGTTGCTCAAGGATGCAGGATTTAAAGTTGATATCCATCTAATGCCAGATTTGCCTGATTCTTCCCCTGAAAAGGATTTGCGTATGTTTGAACAAGTGTTGAACAGTCCAGAGCTTCAAGCAGATCAATGGAAGATTTATCCTTGTCAGACTTTGGAGTATACTAAGATTAAGGAATGGTATGAGGCAGGTGAATACAAACCTTATTATGAACAAAAGAAGGTAGTAAATTTTGATAATATTTATTTGGATAATTATTATAACAGTTTTAAGAAAAACCTATTTCTTGTTTATATGTTGAGTGTATATATTGTTTCATCTAATTATATGATTTTTATCATTCCCTTTATTTTGTTTCATATTTATTTGGAATTTATGAAACAAAATAGAGAAACAAATCCACTACATCAATTGCTGATTCATATTGTTCCAAGAGTTCATCCGTGGATTCGTTTGAATAGAATTGTTCGTGACAATCCAAAACATATGATTGTAGGAGGCCTAAACATAAGTCATTATCGTAATGAAATTGAAAAGTATCTTGATGAGACCAATAACCATTCTCAAGATATTAGATATAGAGAAATTAAGGGAAGAGAATATGATCCAGATCACACTAGACTAATTGTGAGAAAGTATCAAGCATCTGAGGGACTAGAGTATTTTCTATCATTTGAAGATACTAAGAATGATTATCTGTTGGGGTTTCTTCGTCTAAGAATTCCAGCTAAACAGAAACATTTTATGTCAGAACTGTCATATAGTGCACTAGTAAGAGAACTTCATGTTTATGGATGGATGGTCCCTCAAGGAACAACAGGTAAAATCGTCCAACATCAAGGATTTGGAAAGAAGCTTCTTAAGAAGGCAGAAGAAATTGCAAAGAGTCATTCATTTGATAAGATTGCGGTAATTAGTGGTGAGGGTGTACGTGAATATTATCAAAAGAAGAATGGTTATCATACTGAAGGAACATATGAGGTTAAATTGATTTAATTATATGTGATTTGATAAATCAATAAAGACTTCATTTAAAAACTTTATAATTATGTAAATTAATAATGAATTTTAATCCGATTGAAAATGTAAATATTAAATTGATTGATCCTGTATTGCCTCCCTATTATTTTAAAATGCAAAAATGTAAAAGAAATAATATTAAAGATATTCATAAATTTGTGGGTGAATCTAGAGATATAATTAAAAAAATATATAATGGTGAAGATAAAAGAAAATTATTAATAATAGGTCCATGTTCAATTCATGATCCAAAATCAGCATTAGAATTTGCTAGTAAATTAAAAGTATTTCAAGAAAAAGTTAAAACTAAATTTTTTGTAGTCATGAGAACCTATTTTGAGAAACCTAGAACTACAATAGGATGGAAAGGATTAGTTTATGATCCCGATTTGGATAATAGTATTAAAATAAATAAAGGATTGGAAATATGTCGTAATCTATTACTGGATATAAATGAATTAAAAGTACCATGTTCTTTAGAATTTTTAGATGTATTTACCCCTGAATATTTTACTGATTTAATTTCATGGGGTGCAATTGGAGCACGAACAACAGAGTCACCCTTACACCGACATTTAGCAAGTGGTTTATCATGTCCAATTGGATTTAAGAATGGCAGTAGAGGTAATATAGATATAGGAATTTCTGCTCTTGAGACTGTTATAAATAAAAACTATTTTTTAGGGATAAATGATGATGGAAATATAATTAAAATAGAAACAAGAGGAAACAAGTATTGTCATATGGTTTTACGAGGAGGAATAGAACCAAATTATGATAAAAAATCGATAGAAACAATAACTAATAAATTAAAAGATAATAATGTTTATTCTAAAGTTCTTATTGATTGTTCACATGGTAATTCATGTAAATCAGCAAATAATCAAATAAAAGTAATTAATAATTTATTATGGCAAATAGAAGAAACTAAAAATAAAAACAAAATTTTAGGTTTGATGATTGAAGCAAATTTAAAATTCGGAAAACAAAGTTTGGATAAGATAAAAGATCCATCTAATTTAGTATATGGAGTAAGTATAACAGATGAATGTATAAGTTTTGAACAATTAGAAGAAATATTTATAAAAATTAATTAGCGAATTCTAATGATGCCATTCCATCTTGTATAATTAAATAATTATAATTTGTTGCAAATAAAGTAAAATGAGAAGGATAATCAGGTGTGACAGAACCATTAATTGCTAAATTTCCAATATTAGAAGAAACTTGTTTTATTGGAACTTGTGAAAATCTTGCCTGAATTTCTGACATATCAATTCTGCTAAAATTACAAGAACCACTTGGATTATTAGAAGTTGGATATAAGGCAAAACAATAAATATAAACAAAATTTTCAGGTGTTGATTTGAAATGTTCATAATTTTGTAAATAGAAAAAATATTTATAATTTTTCCAAGATATTCTTTCAATTCCATTAAATAATATTCTTGCTTTATCAAGTAAATGAAATTGGGGAAGATTATTATATCCATCTAAGCTGGTAAAATCTATTGATGATGCATCCTCATATAAAGAAGGGATATAATCTAATTTATTTGAAAAATTAAATAATTCTCCTTGTTTTATATTTTCATCAGGTTGTACAATAAATAGAAATTCTTTAACTGGATGATTTAAATTTAATTCTAGGTTAACATTATGAGTAACCATTTGAGATCTTTCTTGAACTTGTGTAATTAAAAATTTATGTTTTTTTAGTGCAATTTCTTCTCTTTCTTTATTAGAAAGAAAAACATACATTACTTCTAAATCTATTTTTTCTAATTTTTGAATTTTAATTTCTTCATTAGAATGAATAAAACCTTTATTACTTATATTATTAGAGTCAGATACTTGTTTCAAAACAGAATAACATTGATGGAAATCTCTTAATTGAATTTCTAGTTCAATTTCTGCATTTCGCATAGCAACTAATGGGATTGCTTTTGAAGGATCATCACTAAACCAAAATTTTAAAGGAACATAAATTTCATCTGAATCAATCTCTTTAGAAGGTTTGTTTAATCGTCCGTCGTGTCCCAACATCATTCTTTTAGACCAGTCATCATCATATAAATCAGTATGTAATTGCATATAAGTTCCACTTTGTTCAACAATTATTTTACCTTCAATTCGTAAAATAACCTTTTTAATAATACCATTTCCAAGAAAATCAGACCATTTTATAAAATAATTGGTTGTATCTAAGGATTTATTTTTTATCATATCTATTCCTATTTTAGGAACTTTTATATTTAAGTATAAAGAACTTAATAAGTCCCCATCTCTAGGTATAATATATTTAATAGAAGATCCCCAGTTTCCACTACCTTTTGCGTGGACTGTTGTTGAACCACGAGAGAAATTAGTATGTTTAGTATAATTTTCTTGAAATAGTGAATCTTTTATATCATTAGAAATAATATTAACATCTTGTTTACCTTTGGCAACAAGATCAATTAATGGTCCATTAGAAGACATTAACCATTATGAGAAAAAATTTTAATTTTAACTAATTTAAAAATATAAATAAGAATGAACTATTTGATCAACTTTAATTCTTTCATGTGTATTATCATTTCCTGGATAAAAATAGAATTGTTGATTTTTATTAGATATATTTTCTAATGTGTTTTTTGTTATTTCTTCTATTTTATTAAGATCAGGAAGATTAAAGCTATTTTCTTTTTTATTTGAAAATTCTTTTTTATTTGAAAATCCTTCTTGTAGTTGATTATAAAATAAATATGTTAATCCAAAAATAATTAATAAATAAATAATTATATTATATTCCATTAATAAATAAAATATAATAAAATTTACTAAATCATGGCATTGCTCTTGAAAATTTATTTTTTAAATCAGAACTGGTTATAACTCCTAATTCAACTGTCATACTATAATCTTGGTTAGTTAAATCAATAATTTCACCATAGGCATCATGTAAGCTTATTTTCATTTCTTTTATATTAACAGGATTTTTAAATAAATACCTTTTTGATACCATGTTAGATTCATTATCTAAATGAATAATACCATTTTTATTAAAAATAATTTTAGCTAAATATTCAGTATCACCATGATTTGTATACATTTTACCATAATCATTAATTTTAACATAAATATATTTTTCACGATTAAGAACAATTGGAGCTTCGCTGGTGTAAGAACTTGAACCAATATAAACTTTATTCCTAAATCCTAAATAATATCCTAATGGTGGATTTTTAACATTATAATTTTCTCTCGAAGGAAACTCTAATTTAGAATCATTACTAATTATAGAATTATTAGTATATTTTGATAAATTTACTGTATTAACTAATAAATTATTTAATAATGTTACCTTTTTTATTTTATTCGATTCTTCAAATCTGTATTGATGATTATCACTAGAAAAATTTAGAGTAAATTCTGTTCCTGAAGAATCTTCTATTTTAAAATAAGAAACTCCATTTACATCAATTACACTAGCACTCAAATCTAAACCATATAAAGAAGATAAATCACTCTCTACTATTTCTTTATTTAAATTAATTATTAAATCTGAAATAGTTTGATAATTACCTGATTGTAAAGTTATTGTCTCACCAACAAGTGTATCATCATCATTTACTAGAATTTCAAAAGATATATTTTTTTTAATTTCATTATATGCGGGATAATATGGAGGTAGTTCTATAGAAGAAATCCTAATATATCCAATATTTTTTAATTCACTCTGTAAATAATTAGTAAAATTTTCAGCATTAGGAAATTGATAATGATTTCTACATACTGAATCTATACTTATAACATAATTGTCCATTATTATTACTCATATTTATAATATAAAAAAATTGAACTTATAAATATTTAAAGATATTTTTTTATAATTACCATATGTCTAAATCAAATCTTGCTATCGGTATCGATCTTGGCACCACATTTTCATGTGTAGGTGTATATCAAAATGGTAATGTAGAAATTATTGCCAATGATATTGGAAGTAGAACAACCCCTTCATGGGTTAGTTTTACAGAGAATGAACGTTTAATTGGTCAAGCTGCCAAATCTCAAGTAAATATGAATGGTAATAACACTGTTTATGATGCTAAAAGATTTATTGGTAGAACTTGGGCAGATCCAATTGTTCAAGCAGAAGCAAAAAAAATGTCTTATCAAGTCACTGATAAAGATGGAAAACCATCTTTTCAAGTTAATTATAAAGGAGAAGATAAATCATTCTCTCCAGAAGAAGTAAGTGCAATGATTCTTACTAAAATGAAAGAAACAGCAGAACAATATCTTGGAGAAACTGTAACCGATGCAGTTGTTACTGTTCCAGCTTATTTCACAGATTCACAAAGACAAGCAACTAAAGATGCAGGTCGTATTGCAGGTCTAAATGTTCTTCGAATTATTAATGAACCAACTGCAGCAGCTCTTGCTTATGGTTTGGATAAAACTAATGATGGAGAGAAAAATGTTCTTATTGTAGATTGTGGAGGTGGTACTCATGATATTTCTATTCTTTCTCTTGACAGTGGTGTTTTTGAAGTTAAAGCCACTGCAGGAGATTCTCATCTTGGAGGTGAAGATTTTGATAATATTATTGTAGATTATCTAAAAGAAGATGTTAAAAGAAAACTTAAAGTGGATATTTCAAAAAATTCACGTGCTCTCCGTAGACTTAAAACATCAGCAGAAAAAGCAAAGATTTCTCTTAGTTCTTCAACAACTGCTACAATTGAAATTGATAGTTTGGCTGAAGGTATGGATTACACAACTACTCTTTCTCGTGCTAAGTTTGAAAATATTTGTGCAGGTCTCTTTCGAAGAGTAATGTCTCCAATTGATCAAGTACTTAGAGATTCTAAAATTGCTAAAGATAAAGTTGATGAAATTGTTCTAGTTGGTGGTACTACTCGTATTCCTAAACTTCAACAAAATCTAAGTGATTATTTTGGAGGAAAAGCCCTTAATAAATCTATTAACCCAGATGAAGCGGTAGCTTATGGTGCGGCAGTTCAAGCAGCAGTTCTAAATGGTTCAACCGATGAGAAATTGGGTGATATTCTTTTGCTAGATGTAACTCCTCTCTCACTTGGAGTAGAAACAGCAGGTGGAATGATGACAAACCTAATTTCTCGAGGAACAACAATCCCTTGTAAGAAAACACAAACTTTCTCAACTGCTTCAGATAACCAACCTGGAGTAACTATTCAAGTATTTGAAGGAGAAAGAACACAAACCAAACATAATCATAAATTGGGTGAATTTAATCTCAGTCAAATTCCACCAATGCCACGAGGAACTCCACAGATTGAAATTACTTATGATGTTGATGCAAACGGTATTTTAAGTGTTTCTGCTGTTGAAAAATCATCGGGTAAATCAGAACAAATTACTATTACTTCAAATGATACTCATTTGTCTAAAGATGAGGTTGACAGAATGATTGCAGAAGCAGAAGAATTTAAAAAGGATGATGAACAAGTTCGTGAAAAAGTAGAAGCTAAAAACAAACTAGAAGGTTATTGTTATCAAGTAAAACAAACAGTACTTGATAATGAAAAAATGTCTGAATCTCTTGGTGATAAAAAAGAAGCACTCTCAAAGAAACTTGATGAAACTCTTGTATGGCTAGAAGAAGAACATGAAAAAGATGAATATGAAGCAAAACAAAAAGAACTTGAAGGAGAATTTATGCCAGCACTACAAAGTGCTATGGCAAGTTCTATGCCTGGAGATAGCTCGGATGGCTCTGCACCTGGAGATAGCTCGGATGGCTCTGCACCTGGAGATAGCTCAGCTGGCTCTGCACCTGGAGATAGCTCAGCTGGCTCTGTCAAAACAAGCCCTGTTGTAGAAGAGGTAGATTAATTTATTAAAAAGTTGAAATAATATAATATTATTATAATATTATTAAATTATGTCTTTACCATATATATTTGAAAATTATGAGCTTATTAATGCATCACCAGATTGTCGACCACGAAATTGTGACAGTTGTCATTTAGAAGAGGCTATATATAAAATTCATCCTGGTTCATACAAAAGCATATGTTATTTATGTTTTAAGAGAGGACATAAGTTTTGTATTGTTTGTGGAAATATACATAGAGAGTCTGATAAATTATGTTCTCTATGTCGTAATAAAATAAACAAAATTAAGAAAGGATAAATTGAAGGATATTGTTTTCTGTGTAAGAAACATTCGACTAATAATACAATTACAATAAAAGATAAGTTAGTATGTGTAACGTGTACTAAACATGTATTTCCATCAGAACCAATGAAGAAAACATATTTGTGTTCATCTTCTCATACTAAATGTTCAAATAATAAATACAAGTGTTGTTTTTGTCAAGATAAGAGATCTTATCTACCTGAAGGAATGTATTCTGGATATTTAGATGGAATAGGTCTAGTAATGAACAAGAATAGATGGGATTTTTATTGTCCATCGTGTAAGAGTCATTTTGATAAAATTTAATCTAAAATTAATTAATGAATAAATTAAGTTTAGTTAATAACTTAACATCTCAATCTTTTACTTCTCAATATGGCACTTATGCAAGTCCTTATCCTTATGTGTCAGCAGAAGGTGATGCAACATGGAATGTTGTGTTATTAATTGTAGGAGGGATTTTTATTTTAATTGGTGGGATGGTTTTAACTCAAAGTTCTACAGAAAAAGACAGGGAAAATAAAAGTGATCAAAATAGTTCTAATTATATATTATTTATACTGGGTTTATTATGTATATCTGGCGGTACTTTTATGGGAATAGAAGGTTCAATAAGATATATTTGGGAATATTTACCTCAATATAATAAATGGTTTGAAAGTTTGCCACAATCAGGTAAAACTGCTTATATGCAAATGAAGGCAATTCAGCAAGTATTACAATCCATTCAAAAATAATTGATTATTAATTTAATTGTGATTATTTATTTAATTTATGGAAAAGTATCAAAATTATAGTGGTAAGAGTGGTTGTTGTTATTCAACTTATTGGATAGGTTTTGATAAAGAAGAAGTAATAAATTCTTTATCAGAACATTTATCAAATTTAAATAAAAAAATTAAAGACAGTTTTAAAAGGAAACAGGCAAATAATATAGTATTTAGTTTCAAATCATATTTAGAAGAATCTGAATTAGAAAAAATAAATCACATATTTTTATTCAACCAAGATTTAATTGAAGTTTTCACTTTATCTAAAAAACAACTAAAAATAGCAAAAGAATGGGAATTAAAAAACAATTATATATCTTATGATGATCATTTTATGGTTGATTATTTACATGATTTATTTGATGAAGAAACAATTTATCATATTTTAAGACTTGATAATAAAAAAGGATTCTATCAACAAATAACAGAAACAAAACAAAGAATAATTTATGAAAAGGATATTAAAGATATTAAAGATTGTAAAGATGTAAAATTTGATTTGATTCATGGGATATCATCAAATTTAAAAGAGTTTAAGAATTCAATAAAAAAAGTTTTGTCAAAAGAAGAATTACTTGATGAAATTAATAAAAGAATTATGACACTAAATCATGAAGAAATTGAACAAATATTAACTAATTTAACAAATCCAGAATGGGAAAATAAATTAGTTTTCGGCAAAAAAGATATTTCAAAATCTTTGCAATATTCTGAAATTAAAACACTTTTTATTACTTCTAAAAAAATGAAAAAAATTAAAAAAAATTTAGATATTAATTTTAAAGTTATAATTGTTGATAAATTAAAATCAGGAGATATTGGTGATATATTTAAAAATAATTATGATGGTTTGTTAGGAATCAAATATTTTTAAATTTAAACACTATTATTTTAAACACTATCATTGGCAAGTTTATCAGCCATCATATTACCTTTCCAGTTAAAATAAGCATCACTTATTTTATCGTCTGGTTCATCTTGATGAGAATTAACATGTTTAAATTTAAATCCAATATTTTGGTATAAATAATATATTTTTTTAATTAAATCTAGATTGAGAACTTCTTTACCATTCCTTTTTTTCCAATTAGTTTTTTCCCATCCTTTAGCCCATTTAGTAATACAGTCAATAGAATATTTAGAATCTGAAATAATAACAATTGGTTTTTTAACTTTTACACTAGTAATTAAATTTATTAATCCATAATAAATTGCACTTAATTCTGCTTTGTTATTAGTAGGTTTATCTATTTTAACAGATAAATTTAATTTTTGATTTTCTGGATAGTAAACTCCATATCCTCCTCTTTTATGTTTTCCTTGATTATTTAAACAACAACCATCTGTAAAGAAATAATAGTTTTCCATATAATATATAAATTATAATAATTTTAAATAAAATCAATATTTTTATTTATTTATTTAAAAAGATTAATACAATAACATTAATCGTAATGGCTGAATTAGAGCATGCATATACAAATATTTTTAATAATAATAAAAATAAATTTCGTGATATAGCTCATTTTTTTACTCAAAGAAAAATAACAGAATCTATTGATGATGTCAACACATCAACACTTGAGATAACAAAAAAAGATATAGAAACAACAAATAATTATTTAGCTCTAGTATTTCCTCGTAATCAAAATACTCCTTCGTTAAATATAGAAATTTATGGGAATAATGGGTATTGTTTTAAAGGTAAAATAGAATCTTATACAGATAATACTCCACATTTATTAGTTCCCTTAAATGATGATAAAGAATTATTTATTCATGTGTACGATGAAAAAGGTGAGAGTAATGAATCCTATATAAGTTTTGTTCATGTACCTAAAAGATATCAAAATATAGAAGATTTACCATTGATGCAAAATTTGAATATTAAAAAAGTGAGCGAATTAAAAGTTAATTTATGATATATAGTATATAATAATGGAAAAATTACGAGGAGAAATAGATCATATAGATAGAGAACTATTATTTTTATTTAAAAAAAGATTTAATTTAAGTAAAAAGATTGGTGAATTAAAAAAAGATTTAAAATTACCTATAAATAATTTAACTAGAGAACAACAAGTAGTAAATAATTTAGATAATTTTAATTATTTAAAAAAAGATGATATTAATAGAATTTGGTCAGTAATATTTAATATTTCAAAAGAAAAACAATAAATTGTAAAAGAAAGTTTTTTAATTTATTATTTTTTTCAAGTTTAAATATTTTTGTTTATATTTTAAATATTTTTTTTTATATAAATCGTCTTTAGTTGATTCATTAATATATTTTTCAGATGCTAATAAAGGTTTGGGAGGATTTATTTTATCAACTAATTCAGATCTAGCAATTGCTTCATCACCATAATTTAAAGCAAATGTGTCAGCATCTGCTTTAAGATTATCTTTTTCGCTGGAACATTCACTATCAGAAACTAATCCAAGTGATCCTAATATATTTTTAAATATCTTAGACATTAATTAGATTTAGATTTTTTTTTATTTAAATATATGGTTATCTGTTATAATATATTAATAATGATTAATTATGAAAATATTCAAGTAAAAGATTATATTAAATTACATGAGGATCAACAAAAGAAATATGGAGTGAATACCTTAGTATTAATGCAAGTAGGAAGTTTTCACGAAATGTATTGTACTGATAATGAAGGTCCATTATTACATCAAATTGCAGAAGAATTAGATGTAATTTGTACAAGAAAAAATAAAAAGAAGCCAACAAGTGTTTCTAATCCTTATATGTTAGGTTTTCCAAGTCATTCATTGTCAAAGTTTGTTGATATTTTAGTAAAAAAACAATATACTCTTGTAATAGTGGATCAAGTTTCAGAACCACCAAAACCTGTGAGAAAAATAACTAAAATTTTAACACCATCAACTTATATTGAGAGTAAAAATAATGTTTCTCAAAATTATGGAAATTATTTAATTTCTTTGATTATTGAAAAAGGTATTAATTTATCTAAAAATGAGAGTGTTCTTGTTGGTATATCTGCAATTGATTTAACTCGTGGTAAAATATTTTATCATGAAGGAATAAGTAAAAATTATGATTCTACTTTTTCGCTTGATGATGCCTGTCGTTTTCTTCAAAGATTTCCTCCAAGTGAAGTTATATGGTCAACTACATTAAAAGATAAAGATGAAAAAATTAATAAAATGAAACTTTCTGAAATTATCGAATATTTAAGTCTACCAAAAACAACTAATGAAATAGATTACTCTAAAATTAAACCTTTAGCTAAAATATCATTTCAAAAAAAGAAATTTCAAGAATTATTTAATATTGAAATAGATGAATTAGATAATTTAGATATATGGTCAACTGCAAGATTATCTTTAATGTTAGGTTTTTATTATATAGAAAGAATAAATGATAATTTACTTCGTCAATTAGAAAAACCAAGAATATTTGCGAATGAATCCAATTTACATTTAGGAAATAAGTCATTGAAACAATTAAATTTTTTAGATCCAGAAGGAATTTTAAAGGTGATTGATAAAACTAGAACAATTATGGGAAAACGATTTTTATTAGAAAATTTATCAAGTCCTTTAACTGATTCTGGTAGTTTATTAAAAAGATATGATGATATTAAATATATAAGTAAATCTTCAGATGATTTAAGAAAAAATTTAGATAATATTTATGATTTGGATAAAATTAATCGTAAATTGGGGTTAGAAACTATTTTTCCAGATGACATTTATAAATTAGTAGTTTCATTAGAGAATATTTTATCATTAGAAAACACATTAAATACAGAGTTATCAATTAATTTTGATATATTCACAAAAGGAAGACAAATATATCAAAAAATTAATAATACATTTGATCCAGAAAATATACTTTCTCTAAATAATTTAGAAGTGAGGAAATCTTTTTTTAAGAAAAATGTTGTTAGTGAAATTGATGATATTCAAACTAAATTAGATTCTTTAGAAGAATGTTATGATAGGCTTTGTGTATTTTTAGGACAAAATTTAGAAGAAGGAAAATTTATAAAGGGAAAATCTTTTATAAAATTAGAAAGAAATACAGTTGATGGAATTTTCTTATCTTTAACACAAAAAAGAGCATTGAAAATTAAAGAAACATTATCAAGTAATAAAAAATTTGAAATAGAAGGTATAAATTTAAACAATTTGGATAAAATGTTAGATTTCACAATTAGAAATAAAACTTGTAAAATAAAAGGTTTATGGTTTGAAAATAAATTTAAAGAAAAAGTAGATTTAGAAAATCAATTAGTTATTTTAATCAAAGAAAAATATAAAGACTTTATTATTGAATTAAAACAATTTACAAATGATATTAAACAAATATCAGAAATGGTTGCTTATTTAGATTTTATAAATTCTGGTTCTATTATTATGAATAATTATCATTATTGTTTGCCAGTTATTAAAGAAAAAGAAGAAAGTTATTTCAAAGCAACAAATATAAGACATCCTCTTGTTGAAAGAATATCAGAAAATGAATATATCCCTCAAAATGTATCTTTAGGTAAAAAGCTAAAAGGTATAGTTTTATATGGAGTGAATAGTTCTGGTAAATCTACTTTAATGAAATCGATTGGAATAAATATAATTTTAGCTCAGATTGGTTATCCTGTTTCTGCTGAAAAATTTGTTTATTCTCCATATTATTCTATTTTTACTAGAATTTTAGGAAATGATAATATTTATTCTGGATTAAGTAGTTTCATGGTTGAAATGATTGAATTGAATGCTATTTTAAATAGAAATAATAAAAATACATTGGTAATAGCAGATGAATTATGTCGTGGAACAGAAATTGACAGTGCAAATGTGATTGTTGTATATATGCTTGAACAATTAGCTAAAAATAATGCATCATTTATTTCTGCATCTCATTTGCATCAAATAATGTCTTTTGATTCTATTAAAAAATTAGATACTATCAAGGCATATCATTTATCTGTTAAATATCATAAAAATAATTTAATTTATAACAGAGAATTAAAGGAAGGACAAGGAAATGATTTTTATGGATTAGAAATTGCCAAGTATATTATCGAGGATGAAAATTTTTCTAATAGAACTTTAGAATTAACTAATAAATTAGAGAGCTTAAAAACAAGTAAATATAATTCCAAGTTAGTTTTAGAAAAATGTGAATTATGTGATTCAAAAGACACTCTAGAAACACATCATATTGTTTTTCAAAAAGAATTTAATAAAAAATTAGTTAATAAAAATAAATTTCATCTTGTTAAAAATGATTTGAATAATTTAGTTTGTTTATGTCAAAAATGTCATGACGATATTGACAGAAATAAAATTAAAATTAAAAAATGGGTTAATAATCATATATGTAATACCGAATAAATAAAAATTGAATAAAATATTTATTATAACTCTTTACTAAATATTTTATGTCTACAAGTGATACTACTATTCATACTAAAGGGAAAAGGTCAAGAGATGATGACTCTGATTCAACTGAAAAGAAACACAGAAAACATCGACTTGCTGGTAAAGGTGCAGGAGTCCTATTGATTTGTCAAGATACACACCAAATGCTTCTTGTCCAAGGAAAGCAATCACAAGATCCATGTTCACCCCATGACAAAAGAGCTCATCCTTACACTCACCAACCCACTGGAACCACTCGTTATTGGAAATACATTAACAAAGGAGCAAAATGGGGACCCCCAAAAGGAAGGTTTGAAGCTGTTAAGGATAAAGATGATTTGAGAAACACCGCAGTGCGAGAGTTGTTTGAGGAAACTGGTATTGTTATTCCCGCACATGTTCTAAATTATAGTCGTGTTGTAACAACACGATCTGATACTATATTTATTCTTAAGGTAACACGAAGGATTAGAGAACTACCTCTCAAGAAAATTACAACAGATGATGAAGTTTTTGCTATTTCATGGGTAACTTTGGACACTGCCAAGTCGCTGTTGTCTAATTTGCATCTTAGTAAATGTATTGTTAGTCCAACAGTTTCACGGTATTTAATTTAATTTAACCAATTAACCAATTAACCAATTAACCAAATAAATAATGTATTTAATTTAATTTAGAAAACTATAATTATATAATAATATGGGTCAATTTCATAGTTGGAATTCAATTAAAAAAAGTAAAGATTTTAGTTATAATAGAAAGTCATTTATTGTAAAAGTTGTAGATATATATGATGGAGATACAGGAAGAATGGTATTTCGTGATAATTTAAGATTAAATCAATATAAATTTAGATTATATGGAATAGATACACCAGAGATAAGACCTTTATTAAGTCTTAAAAATAGAGAACAAGAAATAAAAAAAGCAAAAAAAGCAAAAAAATTTCTAAGTGATCTAGTCTTAAATAAGGTTATTTATGTAAAGTGTTTAGAATTTGATAAATATGGAAGAATTTTAGTAAATTTATATAAAAATAGATGGAATAAAAAAAGTATAAATGATTTAATGATTGATGAAGGATTAGGTAAAGTTTATTTTGGTGGAACTAAATAATTAAGACAAATTCAAAAGTATATCATTTTTAATATTTTCAAGTTTATCAAGTTGTTTAGCTTTATCCTGACTCAATGGTTCAGTATTTATTTTATTAATTAAATTCTGAATATCATTATATTTTTTTTTTAAAAGTTTTTTTTCGTTATCATTGTCATCGTCATCGTCATCGTCATCATCGTCATCGTCATCGTCATCATCATCATCATCATCATCATCATCATCATTAGCATTAGAATTAGCATTAGAATTGGTATTAGCATTAATATTTACCATTATTGGAGAATCTGATTCATAATCTAAAGTTTTTAATGATTTTGTATAATATTCTTTATCTGGCGAAGTTACATAAATAGGTTGTGTCATAGGTTGGGTTATATATGGTGATGTGGTTTGGTTTCTAGAAACATAAATTGGTTCTGAATATTCTTGTTCTTTATTAGGTATTTTAATGATGCATTCATTATTATCATTACTAAATCGATTATCAATTATAGTATAATTAAATAAATCACTATTGTCATTTTTGCTACCAAAATGAATTTTATCAATTTGTTCTGGATAACACATCATTAAATTTAGTAATTCTTTTCTCAAGTCTTTATTAATTGAATGATATAAACTAAGTTTTATATTAAGTGTTTCAATATTATAGTCTGCTCTAGTTATATAACAACATTTAGAACATCTAAAACAGGGATTGCGAGGTTTTTTAAATTCATATTCTGTAATAGTTCTTTTAAGTAAAAATTTAGAAACATCTTTTCTAATACCAGAAGGAATATTTAGTTGTCTTGAATTAACATTATTAAATTCTTTTTTTTTAGTATTAATAATAATGTGTCCATCATTTCTAAAACATAGTCCAACTTGAAGTTCACTTAACAATGAATATAAAAATGTTAACCATTCAGATTTATGTTGTTCTAAAGTTTCAATTGTTTCTTGTATTTTTTCTACTTTAATATATCCTGTTACTAAACTTGTAATAACAGATGTTATAAATATAATAATTTTAATTGCCAATGCTAAAGAAGGATTAGAGACATCGGTAACAGTAAATTGAGTAAGTGATATAGTGCTGGTAATTGACGAGATAACTAATGACCATAGTGTATTAACTCGAAGTATAGTTCTAAGTTTATTAAGATAAGTATCAAGTAAAAGAATTTTAAGATTGGATGAAGATATCCAGTCAATAATAGTTTTAGTGTTTTCTATATTCCAATTTTTATTGTTTCTAAATTCAGTATTTTTAGCAATTTCCAAGTCAGACATTAATAAATTATAAAGTAAATATTTTATTAATCCAATAATTTATAATTTTAATGTAACTTTTAGATAACATGCACTATACATTAAATTATATGGTTCTGGTAAATTTCTTGTTAAACTTGTTATTTCTGATTTATATATTTTATTATTTATTGGTAATTCAAAAATACTACTACCAGTATGAATTTGTAAATAATTTAAAATAATAATAACAAAGTTTTTAAAAACGAGTACACCTTTCAAGTTACTTTTATCTAATATAATTATTGATATTTCAAAATCATTATTCGTTTTATTTATTGTAAATGTATGTTTATTATCACTAATAAATTTATCAAAAATTATATTTTCATTTGTTTTATTTTGAATTAACATTTTAAATTCCATTAATTTATTATTATACCATTATAGAATTAAATAAATTTTTAACCTCACTTTCTAATTCAGAAATACCAAGAGTGTTATTTATACTATAATCATGTTTATTTTTTATCCATAAATACTCACTCTCATGAACAGATGAAGGAGGTAATATATCATTTATCAAGTAATTATCAAACCACTCTGGTTTATTTCTTATTATATTTATAATATAACCTTTATTTCTTTTAATCATCTCAACCTCATTAGAAAAACGACAATCAGTTATTACAACATTTTTATATTTTGACAGTTGTTTTTCAACACAAATTAACCAAATATCAGAATGTAAATGATTTCTCATAACATCAGTTCCAATATTTTGTAACATTAATCGTGGTGTAATTTTTTTACCAAGTTTATTAGACCACCATTCATCTTCTGTTTCTCTCCATTTTCTTGATTCTTGAGTATCACCCTCAAGTAATTTTCTATCCCAATCAAAAATTTTAGCAACAATATCTTTTAATATTCCCGCAAAACTTAATTTTTTAAAATCATTATTTTTAATTAAATAATTGGCTACGGTATCTTTACCAGAGCCAGCCAAACCACATATTCCTATAATCATTAATATATTTATATATTGGTAAATATATTATTAATCAATTTTTGTTAATTTAAACAAGATTTAAAATAACATTTACTTGTCATTATTACGTCATCTAGTGCTCGATGATTCTGAATTATATCATCATTAAATAAATTTTTATACCAAGTACTTAATTTAGTTCTTTTGCCATAAAGTTCTTTAGTTTTTTCAAGAGTACATAATGTTTTTTTATTAAATAATTCGTTATATAAATCAGACATATTACAACGTGAAATTTCATTTAAAATAATATTTTTATCAAAAGAAATATTATGACATATTAATAAGTCTACATTTTTAAGATCCTCATAAAACTCATCTAATACTTTTTCACTTGACTCGCCTTTTTTATAACACATTTTTTGTGTTATTCCATGAATAAAACTATTTTTAATAGATAATCTTTTGTGATAAATCAATTTATTAAATCTTTTAATTTCAGTATTATTTTCATCATAAATAATATAACCTAATTCTATCATTCGTGCACCATCATATGCTTTAGGATTATTTGGATTAAAAGGTCTTTCTTTAGGTAGTCCTGTTGTTTCTGTGTCCAATATCATAATAGTTTTAGGTTTTAAAATACCTGAAACAATAGGAACTTTAATACTGTAGTCTTGTTTTATTTCTTCAATTAATTTCATAAAATTATCGTCACTAATATAATTTTTTGTAAAAAACTTTTTTTCCATTAAAAAATATATAAATTTTTTTAAATTATCATTGGAAGCAGAAACTTTAATTTTTTCATCTGTTAAAATATTATATAAATAATACTCCATTTCAGAGTCACTTTCTTGATATGTTTTTTGTATAAATGTTTCTAATAAATACATGTAACATCCAACTTGTAATATATATTCAGCTGTTAATTCTTTTACACATTTAAATTCAAACATTTTACCTTGAGAGATACAATCTAAATAACCTATTAAATTTCTATTAAATAGTTCAGGTTTGTTACTGGCTTCTATTTTAAATTCAAAATTAGCAGTATCACTTATATTTAAAGAATTTAATCTTTCCATTGATTTATCTAAATTATCTTGTGATAACCATTCATAATTAGTTATTTGATATTTTTTAAATAAATAGCCACTTTTAATTGTATTCCAAATATTACTAATAAATAATAATTTTTCAGGAGTCATTGTATCAATTGTCATATCTTCAATATTAAAAGGTAAATCATTTTCTGAGACCTGATCATCATCATCAATAAATTCAACTTCTTCGTTATTTAACAACGTTCCATTATTATTGATAAAATCTAAAATACTAATTTTATTTTGTTTTTTCATTTCAAAATAACTTGGTATTGCTATTCCTGTTATTTCACTAATACTTTCTTCGCCATTTTTTTGTTTACTTTTAACTGGAATAGAAATCATATCAGATTTTTTAGTTATTGTTTCATAACTTAAAAAGGTTAAAGCTTCATCTAAAACTTCTTGAGGTAAATGTCTAATTAAATCAGTTACTTTAACATTTATAGTTCTTATTCTTGTTTTATTTTGTTTGAATGTTTCTATTTTATCTGTTTTTATTACATTACATAACTTGTCAACAAAATACTGATTTAAAAAAGGTAAATAATCATTTTGATAATGATGAACTAAAACTAATTCTTCTAAAGATCTAGTACAAGCAACATACATTTCATTTGGACATACTTTTGGATTCTTATCTTTTTTGAAATAATCAAAATATGATTTATCAAAATTATAAACTACAACAACTTTTCGCTCTAATCCTTTTACCTGATGAAAGGTAGAAAATACCATTTTATTTTTAATTACATTATCATCTATTCTTTCTTCATCCGAAACTGGTACATAAATAGGAATATCTAGTTTTCTTTTTAATAAATTTTCTAATTGTCTACATGGTGATTTTTCATTTTTCAAACTTGGAGCCAATATAAAAAAATCACTAGGTTTATATTTTTTCAAAAGATTTTTAACAGTTTTATATATTTCATTTTTTCTGATAGTGCCAAAAGAATCAGTTAATAAATATGTTGGTTTATTTCCAGTTTTTATTGCTTTAACAACAGCTTGACCTAAACATCCATAATTTAAAAAATTTGCTATCTGTGATGTTACTCTGAAACTGACACTTAAATTAACTTTTTCCCATTTTTTTGAATTTATATTAAATATTTTATCACCAAATTTAATAAATCTAGCATCTGCATTATTAAAATCAAAAATACTTTGTTTTTGATCTCCAATTATTCCAATTTGATAATCAGCTTTATTTAAATTTAATATTAATAAAACCACCTTAAAATATAAAGGTGTCATATCTTGAGCTTCATCAATTAAAATAATGTCATAATTAAATTCTTTTTTACAAGTGTCTTTCTTCTTTAAAAAATTTATAATACCAGTATCTGTAAAACACTTTTTACTAAAATATTTTACACACATTGAATGATAACTATGAACCTCCATATTATCAATGTCTTGATCAATACACTTTGTTCTTGTCTCAAACTTTAATTTTGCATTGTAAGTTAACAATAATATTTTTTTCCCTGTAAATTCTTTTGCAATACTTAAATTTGTGGTAGTTTTACCACTGCCTGCTACTGAGTCTACTATTATATTATTATTATTTTTTAATAAATCAATAATTTTGTTTTGTTCTTTTGATAATGTAACCATCAATATAATCAAACAGGTAAAAATCTTTAAATTAAAATATGTTATTATATAATATGTTTAATATAAAGTGGGGAATAGGAATTGAAAATGAAACAAATATATTTTTTAATGAAAAAAAATATATAGATTTAAGAGATATAAAATTTTTATATTCAAATCGTGAATTGAGATTATCAACAAATAAATATTCAGATTCTGTTGATAATGAGATAACTAATTTTAAAAGCAATTTTTTATATGAAATTTTAGGTATAAATGAGGACATTGATTGTTGTTTAACTAACACTACTTTTAAATATCCGGTAACAATTCAATTACCTGAATTATTTAAAATATATAATTCAATATTAGAATCTTATTTTAGTGAAGAAAAAATACCTGAACATTTTAATTGGGTATCAAAAGACACTGATGGTATAAGAAATTATTTTGAGATTCAAACTCCAGTTTCATTAATTCAAACTAAAATAAATGATAATATTGATATGTTGCTACAAATTAAAAATGATATTGAAACTGATATTAATTTATTTTTAAATACTGAACAAACTATATTATCTTTAATTAATGATGATAAAATTACTGAAAAAAATACTACAGAGGTTGTAGAAGAAAAAATACCAATTGATTTAATTAAGGCTATTGTAAATGTTGATACATTAACCACAGTTTCATTTCCTAAATTTGGAAGTGAAAGATTTATTTATAATGTTAAAGAAACAAATTCGTTTGAGTCTAAAGAATATTTTAAAAATATTGTTACAAATAAAACAGGCTCTTATCATTTAAATTTAACTTTACCTTATAATCAAAATTTATTACACGAATTGTTAAAAGTAGAGTTAATTGACAAATTAAAAATTGAAGAGGTTCCAGTGGAAAGAATAAAAATTTTTAAAAGTTTAAAAACTGAACAAAAAATTTATAGGGATTCAATTGATAAATACACCAAAGAAAAAATTAATGATTTATTTAAAATTGAAAAATTATATTTTGAATTTATGGAAAGAGAACATCTTATTTGGGCTAAATATATTCAGTTAATTGAACCTTTATTAATTGCTTGTTTTGGGGGTCCAGATTCTCTTGTTTATCAAAATAAATATCGTGACAAAAAATTTACACAAGGATCCCTTAGACAGTTAATGGAACATGATATAGGTGCTTTATCAACTGACTTAAATTGTGGATTTCCCGATGAAAGAGAACCTAAAATAAATCCATATATAGAAAAAAATTATTATTCAGGAGAATTATTTTTTTATAAAAGACCTAAAATGAATAAATTTAACTATCCTTTGTGGAGAGATATTTTAGAAAAAACAAAGAATTTTAATTATGTTCCTATTAATTTTTTAAAAAATAAATCAATTAAAAAAAGTTCTCTTACTACGAAAGAAGAAAAAATTATTAATAGTAAAATAAATAATTATTTTCCTGTAGGTACTGATTTTAGAAGAGATACATCTAAAATATTTATAGATTATTTAAAGTTAAAAAAAAAAGTACTTGAAAATATAACAAAAGATGATTTTGGTGATTTTACAGAAGAATTAAATAATTTATCAACATTTGGATTCGAATTTAGGATGCTTGATAATTTTGATTCAAAATATTTAAAAAATATATTAGAATTCTTATTTATGTTAGCAGAAGAATCAACTAGTAAAATAAGTTCTAGTGATGACATGACACTTCCTCCAGGAAGTAGTTTTAATCCATATACAAATGAAGATATGCATATACAAATGGCAAAAGTATTTATTAAAGGGAATACAACAGAACTAACTTTAAAATATCGAGAATATTTAAATACTAACTTAGATATACCCAATATACCAGATGGATTAAATTGTTATCAGGCTACAGATTTTATTTATCAAGAGTTACAAAAAAAATATATTATAAATAATACTAATTATACAAATTCTAAATATGTAAAATATGTTATTGATAAAAGAACTGATATTCTAACAATGCCTAACTCTAATCAAGAACAAATTGATTATCATATTACTAAATTTGAAGATTCTAAAACTGATATATCTTACAAAAATAAATATTTAAAGTACAAAAATAAATATTTAAAACTACGAAATAAAATTACGAATCAAGCCAAGTAAAAAAATCAGAAATCATATTAGCTGAATATGACTCTTTCCAAATGTTAGCATAAATAGCATAATCAATTGCTGTTTTTGGATTCATACTACTGATAGAATAATTCTTTTCATACATAAGAGTCATAATAACAGCGAGTTTTGCATGATTAAGATGATCAACGGTGTAATCAAAATTGTTATCAGGATCAGTAACTTCTTCAATTCCGTGATGTTGAATCTTAATTTCATTTGTGATTTTACTCAAATCTTCATCATCAAATGTTTCTCTAATCTGGTAAAGTTTTGTCATCAATCCCTTAGAAACAATGTATCTTTCAATAGTAGTAGGCATATCAATGTGTTTGGACATATAAATAATTAAAACCATATTAGATATTAATTTTTTCAATTTTTTATAAAAACAGTTTTTACACCGCCCATCATTCCTTCTGCATCTTCTTTACTGGGACATTCTCTATAATGTAAATGAGATAACATTGATGAACCATTTGGTAAAATATATCCAGTAGGTGGTCTTATTTTACATAATGCAATACCATTTTCATCTGCAGTTGTTGTTCCAGCATTACTATAATCTCCATAAGCATTCCATACGTCAAGTAGTGTATCTGATGGATTACTTGCCCAATAAGCTATTTTTTTAAAAGGTGTAGTTTTAACTTTAATTTCAAGAGTTGCATCTTTAGGTGGTAATTTGTTAATTAGTGAACATGGTAAAACGGTGTTATCTAAAAATGGTATCCATATACTTTTATCCATTAATAAAATAATAGCAGACAATGATATTAAAATATATAAATATTTTTTAATTTTGAATGGAAATCTATTTGACCATATTTCTAGTAAATCAAAACCAAGGATATTTCCTCCATAATTTAGAGCACCCAAAAATATTAAAAAAAGTCCAATTTTACGGAATTTATAATAATAATAAGTTTTGCCTAAATGTTTTTTCATTAATATAATTTAGTAAAAAATTTATTATTATGTATGATTATATCTCGTTATAAAATCCAGGAGGTGAATATATATGTAAAGTATAAGATATATCAAGGGATTTAATTGAATGAATTCCAATTTTATCATCAATATAAGAAATACTATTTTTAATAATTTTTTTATTATTAATTTTGTTTTCTAATAAAACAGATTCTGTTAATTTACCATTTAATACTTTTAAAATACAACCATTTTTAGGATGTTTATGATAACCTGTAATTACATCAATATCCCAAGCTATAACAATTACTTCAATCAAATTATCTTGATATATTGTATATTTTGTATAGTTATTTTCAATTACAGGATATAAGGTAGTATCAATTTCTATATTATTTATGTATGTTAAAATACTTGTTAAACTTTCATATAAATTACCACGAGATTTTACAATATTTGAAATGTTCTTATAAATATCCATATATAAAATCAAGATAAAGAAATAAATTAAACTTATATATAGATGTCCATTTCTATTAAAGTCGACAAAATCAATTATCCTAAATTTTATGACCTAGTTAAAAATAAACAAAAAGATAAAATGCTAGAAGCTTTAAAAATAGGTTATCAAGTTTTATATCCAGATTCAATAATTGATTCAACCAATAATTATATTTTAAATAAATTAAATTTATTAGAGGGGAATGTTCCAAATATTGAAGAATTAAATAAAACAATAACTAAATTATTAGGAATCAGTAATAATTCATCATTAAAAGGAGAGTTGGGTGAAAATATAATTGAAAAATTAGTAAAAGATAGATATCAATTTGGAGATTTTCAAGTTACTAGAAGTATTCCTCATAGTGGTGATGGTATATTAGTTTTACCTTGCAAAAATAAAGTTATTTTTGAAGTTAAAAATTATCAAATAACTGTTCCAGAAAAAGAAGTAGAGAAAATGAGGTATGATATGAAATATCAAAAAATTAATTTTGGTGTAATGATTAGTATTGCTTCAAAAATAATTAATACTAAAAATATAGATTTAGAAACATTTAGTGAAAATAATACAATTTATTATTTATTAAAAATTAATCATTTATCGGAAGATACTACCAGATTAGAATCAACATTAAATATATTAGATGAACTTATAAAAACAAGTAAAAATAATAATACTCAAATAATTAAAGAAGAAGATTTTAAAAAAAATATTAATTTATTTGTAACTAAATTTAATGAAAATCTAGAATTAAGAGAATGTTTCTTAGATATGGAAAATAATATTAAATTATCATTAGAAAGCTTTTATGGTAAACTAAGAAATCTTCAAATGGAACAAGAAATATTATTAAAACAATTATTAAATACAATTGAAGAAGATCAAATTAATATTGTTTCAATTCCTGAAAATATAAAGGATTTTGAAGACTTGAAAATATATCCATTGTTACTAAAATTAATGGATATTTTAAGGAAAAATAAAATAGTGACAACTATTAAAAAAAATAAATTATTTTTTAATAATGGAGATGTTAAAATTACAAAAGAAAAATTAGGGATAACTATTAATAACCCTAATTTAACATTAAATATTACTTGTAAAGATGATAATACCAAGAATTGGAAATTATTATCAACTTTAGTGGAATAACCAAGAATTGGAAATTATTATCAACTTTAGTGGAATAACCAAGAATTGGAAATTATTATCAACTTTAGTGGAATAACCAAGAATTGGAAATAAAATAATTTTATTATATTGTTATAATGGGAAGTTGTTGTAGTGCACATAATAATAAAATTAATGTAGCTGAAATTTATCCTTGTATTGATCCAGTTGATAAACATATTTATCAAACTATTATAAATATAAATTGGATAGATAATATTGAATCATTAAAAAAACATATAGTTAAATTTAATAATATATTGTTAAAATATAATAAAAACCCAAGTTATATACTTGGTTCACTTACAATAACCACTTTAATTATTATAACTTATCTAAACCAATGTATTAAAAAACAACTTATTTTCAAAAATCAATTAAAAATAATTATAAATAATCTTCAATTAAAATATCCTATTAAAACATGTTATAATTATAGAACAGTTTTATATTTAGATAATTTATCTATTTCACCTTATCTTACAAATAATAAGCAAATAGGATTATATATTCCTAGTAAATTATTATTAAATTTACTAAGAGACATTGCAAGGTATTCTAAATTTAAATTAGCCTATGAATTAATTAATAATATTTTAGATATTTTTAAAAATTCTGATATTAAATTAATAAATAATTTAAGCATAGTATTAGTAACAAATAAAAGATTTATAAATGGTAACAGGATTAATCCAATGTATATATCAGAATTATAATTAAAATTGAAATAAATAATATTTAATAATAATTTTATTTATAATGGGTAACTATATATCTCGTAGTAAAAAAAATAAGGTTAGTATTGTGGCACCTCCTCCTTCTAATAATGATTATGAACTTGAATCTATTGATAGAACTATTTATCAAATGATTATCAATATAAATTGGATAGATGAGAGTAAAGTATTAAAACAGAGTTTAATAAATTTTTATAATTTATTAGTTGGTTATAATAAAAATATTAATTATAAAATAGGTTCAATTCCGATTGTATCCTTAATTATTATAACTTTTCTAAATCAATGTCTTGTTAAAAAACAAATTTTCAGAGGTCAATTGAAAATGATTATAAATTATCTTCAGTTAAGGTATTCAATTGAAACTAAAATGAATAGTCAAACTTTAATATATTTAGATAATAAATCAATTTCACTAACTAAAATAAATAAACAACAAAAAACATTTCTAATTAATGAAATGTTAATACTTGATTTATTAATGTTTATTTCAGAATATACACATTTTAAATTAGCAAGTGATTTAGGTAAAACTATTTTAAATATTTTTAATGAAACAGTTCCTGAATCATCAAATTATAAAAAAGATGTTGGTTTTACTTTATAACTTTATTTAATTTTTGTGTATAAAGAGGTTTCACAACTTTTTCTATAACTTTTTCTGTAACTTTTTCTGTAACTTTTTCTACACCTTTTTCTGCAAGATCCAGTTCTAAATCATTCATTGTACAAGGAGTTGTTGCTCCATCATAATCTTCAGTAGTTTTAGTTTGAAACATTTTCATAATTTCAGACTTGTAAAAATCCCAATATATAAGATACTTATCCATGTATAATTATAATTAACTCTATTTTAAAATATTTTCAATTTTTAAATAAATTTAATTTGTTGATCCAAACCCTCCAGAACCTCTTTTGGTTTCAGATAATTCATTAACTACTCTTACTTCAGAAATAGGTGTCAAGTCACCTGAAGCAATTTGAAAAAGTCTTGATCCTTGATCAATCTTTAATGATTTTGATTCAATGGTATTTAAAGTGTCAATCTTTGCCATAATCATTCCACGATAACCACTATCAATTAATCCAACAGAGTTTGCCATTCGGAAACTAGTTTTAGCAATGCTACTTCGTGGTAGTAACCAATAAGAAACATATTGTTCTGTATTATCTTGATTTTGTTTAATCATTTGACATGATATACAATGATTAATAGTTGTTATTTTTCCAATTTCAGGAGTTTCATCAGAGGGAATTATTAGATCAATTCCACTATCTTGACCATTACATTTATAATCAAGATAATGATGTTTTAGAGATTCAGGAAAAGTAGAATGTAATTTTACTTCAAGGATATATTTGGACATATATTTAAGAAATAATTTAACTACTTAATTTATCAATTTTTTTCTTTTATATAATAATGAATTTTTTAAAAAATTTAAATCCAGCTCAGGGATCTCTTTCAAGAAAAGATTTTCTTATAAGTTTACTAGTTCCTTTTTCACAAATTTACTTTCGAATGACTCGTTTAGATGGTTCTTTAGATAAACCTTGGTTATTTATTCCTGTTTTTATGGTATTTCCTTTATCTTTGGTCCATACCTTATATATTCATAAAGAATGGTTAGAAAAAGGACAAGGTGGTAAACCTTATGATAATTGGATGTATATTCCAATTGTTTTACATGTTATATTAAATATTTTAATTTCTGTAGTAAAACCTCCACTTGAATTTTTAATTAAATTTGCTTTTATTTTTTGTTTTATAATGATTCCTTATTTTATTAGAGAATCTGAAAATTGTACTGATTCAAATTATGCTAATATAATGGCAAATACTGCTTTTATTATGGGAATTTCTCAAATAATGCCTACCGTTTTTTCAACTTTGTCTTTTATTCCTTTCATTGGCTCATTTTTTACACTTTTAAGCTTTATTCAAATGATACCTGGTGTTGGTGACACCTTATATTGGAGCATTGGATATGTTTTATCTTATGTAATGCTTAACTCTGTTAATGGTAATGATATTACTAAATATTGTGGTTCTGGTATAGATAAACTTAAAACTGTGGGTATATCTGGTTTAGTTTTAGGTATAATTGGATTATATCTAGAAAATAATAAAAAATAAAATTGAAAATTTATTTTATTAAACACTTATAATATATATTTATGTCTGTAACAATTTCACTATATGAAAATAAACTTTATAAGAATTTGATTGAAGCCTTGGATAATGAAGGAATTTATAATTTTAATGCTATTGCTGATACTATTTTTATATTGTATCAGAAAACTAAACAACAATATTTTTTGATAGAATGTTCTGAAAATTATGATGGCAATAAAAAGATATTTTTTATTAAAAACGCAGAAAAAAAAGTTGCTATCTTGCAGGAGGAATCAATTGTCGCCAGTGTTTCTATTGAACCCTATTTTAATGGTACAAATAACAAACTACATGTTCATGGAACTATCAAGTCATCATCTGGATATTTTTGTTTGGATAAACACTTTATTTTAAACTAATTAAAATTAATTAATTTAAAATAATTGAACTTAAGTGACTATAAAATGAAATAGTTAATTTTATTTTATATTGTTATCAGATTTTTTTTTAATTGATGCTGTATAAAATCTTTCGGTCTTTCCTTAATGGAACATTAATGGAACATTAATTAAACATAAATAATAATCACTTTTAAATATTTAAACTATCAATTTTTATACAAAGTAATTTTTATATAAAATAATATTTATATTAATTTATTTAAAATTAATAAATTAAAAATGTATACTGCAGGATTCGAACCTGCGAGGCCGAAGCCAGACGAGCTTAAATCGTCCCCCTTAGTCCACTCGGGCAAGCATACTTATAGCTATTTGAAAATAACTTAAGAGATATAATAAAGAGAAGATTCCAATATAATTAGAAATCAATTTTTTTTAAAAGGCTTCACCGAGAGTCGAACTCGGGATGGGTGATTAACAGTCACCAGTTTTACCGCTAAACTATGAAGCCATATGTGTCTTATATAATATATCTCTCCAATGGCTTTACCGAGAGTCGAACTCGGGATGGGTGATTAACAGTCACCAGTTTTACCGCTAAACTATGAGGCCATCCGTATTTTATAACACAATATATAATATAATTAATCTTTAAGTCAATTAAAAAGGAGGACTACATGAAAAAGATAAATTATTATAGTCAATATACTTACATCTACAAGTCGCACACCCATTTTGTGATTTAATAAACTCTATATGAATATTATTTGCTTGATTAGAATAAAAAGGCATATTTTGATTAATTTTACCAGTACTATGAAATACTTGATCTAAATGGTCTGGTATAATGGTTATATTAATAGAATAACCAATTATATCATTATACTTAATATTATTATTAGTACTTAATAAAGTAGTAAATTTGTTCTCATCAATTTTCCTCATAATTTGGGTAGAGTGTTTTAAATTAATTACAAGTTCAAACAAGTATTTATTTATATTAATTTTTGGAACGGAATAACTATAATAATGAAATGATTTTGTTGGAATATTAATTGACTGAGACATGGGTATATATATATATAGACCTTATATATTTTATTAAACATTTTATTAAAAATTGAAATTATTATTATTATTGGCAGGTTATACCTTTATGATTAAAAAATATTATAATAAGCTTGAAATTGAAGGTGTGTCTAAAGGTAATTTTGAAAATGGAATAATTGTATATCCGTGGAAAATTCAACTAGATGCAGGCTATTACCATTCAACTGGTAAAGATATTAACATGGTAATAATTACACACGGACATGCTGACCATATTAAGAGACTTCCTGATATAGTTATGAACAATACTTCTAAGGTTGTAACTATTGTCGCTGATGATGGAATTTGTCATAGAATTGACAAGTTCCTAGTATCTTTTTTGCAACTCAATCATAATTCAAATTATGTAGATAAAAATAAATATTATAATCTAGTTCCTTACTCTAAATATGCCGGTGAAATTATCTTAGAACAATTTAAAGTATCTCATTCTGTACCAACTAATGCTTATGGTATAATTAGACAAACAAAACAACTTAAACAAGAATATAAAGATTTGACTCATGAAGAAATTAAACAACTTGCAATAAAAAAAATTACAGTCTCTGAAAAAATTAATCAAAAATATATTCTTTATGCAACAGATTTTGAAGAGAAATCTCTAGCTGATTTGCCTCTAAATGAATATCAATATGTCATTATGGAATGTACCTTTTTCTTTGACGACCATTATATAGAAGCAGTTAAAAGAAAACATCTTCATTGGAAAATGATTCAACCTTACTTGAAGTCATGCAAAGAAACTAAATTTATTCTAATGCATATGTCTCAAAGATACAAAGATGAAGATATGGTTATAATTAATGAAATGATTAAAGAATATGATAATTGTTGCTTATTTGAGTAAGTAGAGTTTATTAACTTGTTTTTATTTAATTAAATGAAAACTTCTAATCTCATCACCATTTTGTTTAATAATTCTTTTAATATAAATATTAGCAGGTATTATTTCAGATAAAATAGGAGGAGATAATGGAATAAAAAATGTATCTGCTTCAATATCCAGATTATTAAAATACTTATATTTAATAATTTTTTGGTTTCTAATTTTAAGTTCTAATATTTTTTTCATATTAATATTAATTATTAATTATATATTTTTTATTTTAAATTCAATTTTTTTCATTTTCTTTATAATGCCCTCATATTTTCATAAATATATTAAATATAAAAAAAAATATATTAATCTTAAACAATTAGGAGGAGGTCTTCCAGATTGGGCTAACAGGTTTTTTGATAATTTGTTTGAAGTTATTCCCAAACTAAACAGCCAATTTATAACTACTGACGAATATCCTCTTTATTTTTGGAAACTAACAGGATCAGCCTCTATTATTTTATTAGCTTATTCTCAAAATCCAGAACTGCTTAATTCTTTGGATGAGCCCAATGATATTGATATAATTGTTTATCAACCAAATGTGGAACATATTCCTTATATAGCAGGAAGAACATCAAGTCAAACTTCAACAAGTGCCACTTATACAAAAGAAGGTTTAATTTCTATTGATACTACAAATATTATTTCAACAAGAAGAACATCATCTACTAAATATATTTATATGAATCTAAAACATCCTTATAAAGATGAAACTATTGAAATTAATTTAAATCTTATTTCTACTATGTTGTCTGATTATTTAGATACGGTTGAAGCAAGAACAGATATTAATAAAATTAATTATTTGAAAACAATTAATAATAGCATGTTTGATATTAAAACAGTTAATTTCAGGGAACCAATAATGAGTGCAGATGAAGGAATCTCAGGAATGTTATTATTTTAATTTTTATAAATTCAAGGTATTTTCTTTTTCAAAAAATTTATTAGTATAGTCTTTCATATTTTGAGTTCCCATTGAAGAATTACAAGAACCACAAATTGGTCTAAGATTCTCTATAGTTAATTTACCTCCATTTGCTTCTGCTTTAATATGACCACAATGAAAACTTGTTATTGATATAATGGTTTTATTACAACACAAACAATTAGTTTCAATTTTATCACCAATATATTTTACCCAGACTTTATTCTTTAAAATAGGTGGAATTCTTTGTTTTCTAATTTGTTTTTTAATTGGTTTTAAATCATTTAATATATCTTGAATCCATCCATAACAACTTTCATTTGATTTATGGGTATAGATTCCTAAATAAAATTCTGCTTCTTCACATTTATTAATTATTTTATTTTTAGTTTTTAATCTAGATAAAATATTTAATTTTAATAAATTCTTTTTACCAATTTCTTTATTTTTATCTAATATAATTTTTAATAATTCATTTTCAGTTAGTTCTTTTTTTAAAAGTATATTTAATTCTTTGTAAAGAAAGGCGATACCTTCCTGTAAATGAGTTTGATTTATATTAGGTTTTTGTGGTCTAGAAGAGTCAGACCAAAAATTAGGATATTTTTCAAATAAGTGAAATGACACTTTTTCAATTACTGATTTATTTAAATTTTGCGGAAATTTAGGCATTTTAGTATTTTTATTTATTATATTGAAATTTTCTCTCAAGTCACCCAGTGTTTTTACTTGAATCAATTCTAAAATAATATATTCATTTTTATATTTGTGATTCTCGACTAAATCTTTTATAGCAAAATATCGGTGTTGTCCATCAACCAAGTAATATTTATTTGTTTCTTCACAATAATGTATATTAATTGTGCCTTGAAAATTGAAACAATTGTATTTCTTAAAATATAAATCTTGATATGTTATTATATCATCTACTTTTTTTGTTAATTTAAGTCTTTGTTCATTTGGAATTTCTATTTCTTGATTTAATAAATCTTTTATATTAATTAATCCATATAATTTATTATCAGTTTTAAAAAATTGTTTAAATATAAATTTATTCAATAACATAATTAAATAAATTAATTTTAATGTTTTAAATCCTATTAATTAAGCTATTAAGTTTTTTAAATTGGTGATTTTTAATTTAAACAACTAATATAAATTATTTTATATGATAATAAATCCTGAAACAGTAATAGTTGATAATTCTACCATTCCTGATCTGTCCAACGTTGTTGACATACCAGTACCTCCCATTATAAATAAAGAAAAAAAACATAAAATTTATTTACTTTCTGATTTAAATTACAATTGTAGATTCATTAAAGTTTTTATTTCTGAAGAATCAAGTTTTGAACAAATTAAAAAATTTTTTAGTGACAATAATTGTGATTTAGCAATTAAGGAATATGATGGGTTTGATGATTTAAAAAATAATGAATATAATTTTATATTAAATAAAAATCTTTTTATTGAAGATATAACCGAAATAAAAATTCTGGTTGACGAACATTATAAAGCAAACGAAATTAAACAAAAATTAGATTCTATTAAATTAAATATTAATGCAATTGAGAGTAAAATTGGTTTAGCTAATAAATCTGACAAGTTAGACTTACCTTTTAAAAGACTTGTTACAACTAATCGTTTTGATGACTATGCTAATTTTATTAGTCCTGTTAGTGGTAGAGATGATAATAAATCAAGGGATATCAGACCGTTACCAGGTGTGATTAAATCTCAAAGCGAATTAACAGGTGAATATACAACTACATCTATAAATGGTTTCCCCGCAAATTCATCTAATTATGCTCTTATTTCTGATGTTTATGACAAGAATACAAAAATTATTCTTTATTGTGAATATCTTAATATGACTTTCTTAGCAATCAATGATATTGCTTGGTTCCAACTAATAATGAAATTTAGTCAAAGATTAGGTTTTGTTAAAGTATTAAGTTTAGAAGAGGATACTTATGATAAAGAATTACTAGTTAAAATGTTCGACAACCAATATTTTGATAATAGAAGTCAATTAGACACAATGATTAATGTTTTTAAGAATACAATGAAATCTATTGAGAGTGGTGATTTAGAATATAAAGTTAAACATTATATGCAAATGTCTTATAATATAACAGAGTCGGAAGAAGATTGTGTTGATTCTAAAATACTTTATAAAAATTTGTTTAATTATCTTGAAATTAAAAAAGAGAATTTTATATCTTTAAAAAATAAATTAGGAAAAATTTTACTTAAATTAGGATATATTAAAAAAAGGAAAGAAGATGGTATTTATTACACTTGTTTGGTTCAAAAGAAGGTAAATTGTTTAGAAGAAACAACATCAATAGAGGTGAATGAATCAAACAATATGTTACATGCTCTCATTGATAACAGAGCTGAAATTATTAAATATTTTTTCCCAACTCCAGAGGCATAAAAATTATCTTAAATCTGGTTCTAAATAATCCATTCCTAATCTTTCAAAAACATCTTTTTCTGATTTAATTTTAATTTTATCATTAGAATCCAAATTAATTAATGTGTATTCTGATAATTTATATCCTTTTTCTTTTGCTATATTTCTCATAACTTTATTAAATTCACCACTACCAGTAAAATATAATAATGCAGTATAATATGAATCATATGATACAAATCTAATATCTATTCTACCTGGAAGTAATTTTTTCCATTTAAAAAATCCCATATATTTGGTATGAATATTTTTGTCGGTCATATCATCAATTAAAAATTTGTCATTTTTTAATACATTAACTATATCAGGTAAATGTATTTCTAAATTTTTTGTTTTATCTGTTGTTCCTTTTTTAGTTATTAATACATCAATATCTCCTGAAGTTATTTTTTGTCTTCGATAAGAGCCTGCTATTTGTAAAATATATTTAGTAGTGTTTTTGTATTTATTTAATTTATTTAATGTATCAATTTTATCTTGTAAATAATCATTAATTTCACTAATTTCACTTCTGGGGATTTTTTCTTGTATTTTATTATAATATTTCAGTCCTAATTTAATTTTATTATTAACTTCTATTTTTTTAGATTTTATTTTCTTTTTTAAATCATCAACTGAGCTTATCCCATTATTTACTAATTCTAAAGCTTTTGCTCTTCCAATATTAATAACTTTTTCTAATTCAATTAAAATTAATTCTTTTGTATTTACTTTTTTTTCAATACCTTTTAATTCTTCAATATATCCATTTTCTAGAATTTGTTTTAATTTTTCAATAGTTCCTTTACCAATTCCACCTAATTCTTGTAATTCATTATAATTTTCCAAGGTAATTTCTTCAGGATATTTTTTCATAATCCCTAATATTCTTTTATTTGTTTTAAGTTTAAAAGTATATTTAGTAGTTTCTTTTTTATCTTTATTTTCCATTGCGAAATTAAGTTCTTGATCGTTTTTACGAACAAGTAATTCAAATTGTTCAATTATTTTACTATTCATTAATATCATAAATATTATTTATTTGAAATTATATTTTTCAATCTTTACGACAATAAAATAATAGGTAAGCATTAGAATGAACTAGTTTACTAGTTGAAACCGGTTCAGGTTTAGAATCATCATTATAATAATACCATTTTTTATCTGTTCTGTTCCTCACAAGTGAGGTATAATGTCCTGCACTAAATCCATTCATCATTATACCACTATGAAGAGTCACACCATATAAATAATACTGATGTGATTTTTGATAATATTTACTGTCCTTGTCAACATAAGGTTTCATATCTAATTCTAACGGATAGTCAATTAATGAATTATCTTTTTTAGTAACTCTTCCATACATATCATGTTTAAATCTTTTCAAATTAATTATTAAATATTTAGGAAGTTTCCAAAATGATTCTGTTTTAATTCCCCTTGTTTTTTGATAACATCCTGAACATTTAATTAAATTATCTTTATCTAATTCTTCTTTCGTTGAATAATGTTTCAAGCAATCATCTAGTGATGTTGAATCTTTTGAGATACTTAAACCTAATATTGAATAAGGTGTAAAATTATTAGATTCATATTCACAATTAATACATTTAATATTACTGTGTCCCATTCCATTAAACATAGGAACTAGAATAGAATATTTTTTACGGTGAAAGTTTTGAAAAGATTTTTCTGCTAAAATATTTAAAACCATTTGTTTTTTAGACCAATTATTATTAACAACATATTCTCTGGGAATGGTTGGATACTCAATACCCATATCTTCAATAAAATTATCAATAATAAATGAGAGGAATTCTTGAGCATCTTGTTGATTAGATCCATGAAATATATCATTTTTTTCTCCACATATTTTTTTCCATGTGTGAGGGTTAAGATTCAAATCATTATTTCTAAACATACTATTTAGGATTCGATGAAATTGGAAAATCAAGGTATCTTTAATTTCATCATGTGTTTTTGTTGTTTTTAATTGTTTTAGGTAATTACCTGTTAATATATATTCAATAAAACCTTCAGGAGTGTGAATTAGTGGATGAAGAACACTGTTTTGATAACAAGTATTCCCAATATTATTAATTCGAGACATATTTATAATTTCAGACATATATATATTTTATAAGTTGTAATTAAAATATAATCAATTTTTATTAGATATCATTATAATATATTTATTATATAGTTATGTAATAATGGATATTACAAAAATAAATAAGTTATTAGATATGAAAGATTCTATTATGGAAAAAATAAATGGAACTTATTTAATTCATGAATTAATAAAATATCAAAAAATAGATTTGATAAAAGAATATATAAATGAAGGTTATGATTTAAATCTAGTAGATAAAAATTTTAATACTCCTTATCATTTAATTTTAAAAGATTATTATAATGTTGATTTATTAAAAAAAATGATTAATAAAAAAACATGTTGGCATAATATGGATTTTCAAAAAAATAGTATTTTATCTTTAATTATTTCTAGTAACCGTTATTTTGAAGATTTAAGTGATATTTTACTAAAATTTATTTCACAAAAAGATTTTGAGAATGAAGAAAGATTAAATTATTTAGCATGTTTAAATCTTAAAATTGAAAATATTATTAAAATTAAAAATTTAATTAATTTTTCTCTTCCTGAAAAAAAGCCTGGATTATTTCAATTAATTGATAATAATTTTTTAAATTTGAATGATTTAATTATAAATTTAAATAAATTAAATCTTACATCCTATCAAATTCTTGATTTTTATGGTAATAGTCTTTTTACATATTTATTATCTAATTTAATTAAAAATAATGAAATCTTAAAAAATCTACCAGCAATTTTAGACGGATTAAAAAAATTAGAAATTAAAATGGATCATTTGAATCCTATAAATGGAGAACAACCTTTTAGAATTATGATTTATAATGAACATAAATTAGGATTAACACATGTTGATTTAATTAACTTTTATAATAAAAATAAAATAAACCCAAATAGAACAACTTCAAATGGAATTAATTTAGGAATGTTTATGATAATGTATTATAAAAATCATAACAAAGAAATAGATAATTTTGTTATAAAAATTTTAGAAAATATAGATGATTTCTATCAAGTAAATATGTATGGTGAAAATTTATGGGACTACTTAAAAGTTAATTATCCAAAATACTTGAATAAATTTAATCATAAAAAAAAAGAAAATATTAAAATTTTTCAGGAAAAACAAGATACTTCAAGTTTAGCAACTTATTTTAGAGCAAGATTAGATGATATTTTAATATATTTTCATTTACTAGAAACTAAACATAAAAATTTAATAGTTCCTAGAATTAATACAATTGGAATAAAAAATACAATAACATTTGATGGAAGCACAATGTCTTTGCCCACTAATTTAGATTTAACTTTTAATGATTTACCTTATTTTATATCATTTCAAGATAAAGATAATTATAATATTAATCCATATTTAAATTTACTTATTAATAAAATTAAAAATGAAGGACAAAAAGATTATGCTGTTGTGTTCTTATCTTTAATTTCAAAGAGTGGTAATTTACATGCTAATATATTATTATATGATTTTATGGAAAAACGGATTGAAAGATTTGAACCCTATGGGGACACTACCGATAAAGAAAATGATGTTAATGATATATTAGAAGAAGAATTAACCTGGAATACTGGATTAAGTTATCTAAGTAATCAACACACCTCGCCATATGCAGGTGTTCAAGCTTTGTCTGATGAATCAAACGAATTAAATGAAAAACCCGGCGATTTTGGAGGCTTTTGTTTAGCATGGTGTTTATGGTATGTAGAAATGAGATTAAATAATCCAGATATAAATCCTAAAGAATTAATAAATAAAAGTATAAGTAAAATTATTCAAGAAAATAAAGAACCTTATCTAATAAATCATATAAGAAATTATGGAAATAAAATAACTAAAGAAAAATTTAAAATTTATGAAACAATTAAATTAGATAAAAATATTTGGACTAATTTAGTATTTGATGATGAAAGCAATGAAAAAATTGAGAACTTTCTTATGAAATTATAAATTAAATATTGGCAATATCAAAATTAATCATATCATCTTCAACTTCCTCTCCTGACTTTCCAAAGACAATATCATCTTCATCTTTAGAAATATCAGCCTTCTTTAGAAATCCCTTCTTTTCAAGTTGTTTTACATCATTCACTGAATAAACATGATGAATAATCATCTTTTTCATATCCAAAGAATTTGAACTCATTGTCATGGTATCACATTCCATTGGAACACACAATACATACATTCCTTTCTTTACAAATTGTCTTTTGGGACCACTTGCAATAGATCCCTGAATGGGAGCAATAAATGATTCTCCTTCAATACTCTCACAAGTAAATCTTGGCGGAGATCCTCCTTGTGTTGCAGTAATAACTGCAATAATTTCTCCTGTTACAAGATTAGGTTCTACAAGTGCAAATTTAATACTTGACTTGAGTTTCCTTCTGTTATTCATTCCTTTACGTTTTTGACCTGGCATATAAAATAATAAGGATAATATAAATTAAAATTTCAATTTTTCTAGATAATCAGTCTTAGGCACTGCACATTAAACAACCTTCATCTTCTTCCTCCTCCATTTTTTTCATATTGTTTGCTTTTTCCAAGTTTGGATCAATAGTAATTTTATGAGCATTAGTTGATGGTTTACTTCTTAAATAATATAATCCTGTTTTTAATCCATTTTTCCAAGCATAAAATTGAGAGGAAGTTAATTTCTGACTATCAGGATTATTAAAATATAAATTCATTGATTGTGTTTGATCAATATAAGGACCACGAGCAACACACCCTGCTAAAACCCATTTTTGTTTCATTTCATATGCAGTTAAATAATTTTGTTTAATTATAGATGGTACATTTAATTGAGCAATTGAACCATTATTCATAATAATTAAATTTTTAATATCTCTATTCCATTCCCCTAACTCTTTTAGATCTCTAATTAAATGTTTATTAACTACTACAAATTCACCTGCTAATGTTCTACGAGTATATATATTTGAAGTGAAAGGTTCAAATGATTCGTAATTATTTAGTAATTGGGAGGTAGAAGCTGTGGGCATTAAAGCAGTTAAAAGTGAGTTTCGTGTTCCATATGTTTTGATTTGTTCAATTAAACTGGACCATGATTTAGTAGGCACTAAATCTTGAATTAAAATAGGTTCTTGGTTCCAAAGATGATATTGTAATTGACCTTTAGAAAAAGGTGACCCTTCAAATGTAGTATAAGCTCCTTGAAATTTAGTTAAATTTAATTCACTTGAATGAGGACGTAATTTATGATAGAGTTTTTCAATCTTCTTGATATGACAAGTAAATGTTGTATCATAAAATTCTCCTTCAATTAGTGTTCTTGGATGGTTCTTTAGATATTCTTGAATCAGTTTAATTCCTTCTTCTCTTTCTTTTGCAATATCTGTTGATGCTTGAAGAGATGCATGATAAATTGTTCCAAAAATATTTTTATTAATTTCAAGGGCTTCATCGGATGAATAAGGTGTTCTCATCATTGCTAAAACATCTGCTACTCCTTGAACACCTAACCCAATAGGTCTATGTTTCATATTACTTCTTCTTCCTTCAGGGGTTGGATAATAGTTCAAATCAATCACATTATCCAAATTAACAGTAGTATGATAAGCAACATCCCATAATTTTTGATAATCAAATTCTTTTCCAAAATATTTCCATAAATCTTCCATTCCCCCAATTAATTTATCATTTTGATATACTTGGGGAAATGTAATTTTACTAAAAGGATCTTTTGATTTTGATTTTAATAATTGATAATTGGTGTCATCTTTTGATACCATTACTTTTTTAAAATTTACTTTATTATTTAATAAAAGTGTTTCTGACCAATTGCAATAAGGACAATCTTCTTTAGAATAAATTACCCAATTATCAGAAGGTAAAACTTTTGTTTTAATAAAACTAGAAAGAGATAATGATGCTAAATTGCAACATGCGGTTTCTTTAGAATCACTGTATTCAACAATTTCAGCACATTGTCCTGTTACAACATTATTAAACATACCACGATGTCTTAAAGGTTCATTGAAACAATAAGTATCGCTAGTAATTGGTAAAGGAGTAATACTCTTAATATATTCATATGTTTGAATCCCAGTTGGTGTTGTCCAATTTTCAAGTTTCATTCCAGGTTTAAGAGCAGATGCAGAAATTATTTTAATTTCAATAGAATTATCAATATAAAATTTATGATAAGGAGTGCAATCTAAAACATTTCCATTGTTGAACTCAACTCTAACTAATTTTTGATTAGTTCCTGTTTTTTTAATATGAACATTAGACCATTCGCGACCATTCCATACATTTACTTTTTGATTTTCTAACTGATAAATAGGGAATGAACCAGTGCTAGTTGTAATTATAGTGTCAGGAGAAACACACAAGTTAGATGATTTAATGGTTCCTATATTTTTTTGATTAGATTTATTATTAATGTTATCTTTATATAACATATAAGGAGAACCAGTTTCAAATTGTGATGTTTGAATTGCATCCCATAGTTTTCGTGCAGAAATTTTACGACGATATTTTTTTTCACGAACATATTTGTAATATAATTTATCATATTCTTCACCATACACATCAGTTAATCCGGGTGCTTCATCAGGAGAAAATAAATACCATTCACCATCAGCTTGAACCTGTTTCATGAATAAATCAGATATCCATAAAGCTAAAAATAAATCTCTTGCTCTTTCAGATTCAGCACCTGTATTTTTACGAAGTTCAAGAAACTCAAATATATCATTATGATGTGGTTCTAAATACATTGCAAAACTTCCTTTTCTTTTTCCTGACTGATTTATATATCTAGCAATTGAATTATAAACTTGAAGCATTGGAATAATACCATCACTATGTCCATTAGTTCCCAAAATTTTAGAGTTTTTAGATCGTACATTTGAAACATGCACTCCAATTCCTCCACCCCATTTTGAAATATTAGACACATCATGCCATGTTTTAGTAATTCCTTCAATTGAGTCTTCTGTTCCTAACAAAAAACATGAAATAAGGTTTCCAGATTTATTACCTGCATTAAATAGAGTAGGAGAAGCATGGGTGAAATAATTATCAGACATCAGTTGGTAAGATTTAATGGTTCTTTCGAGATCACCAAGATTAATAATTGAAGCAACTCTCATAAATACATCTTGAGGTCTTTCTATAATTTTTTTATTAACTCTTGTCAAGTAAATTTTTTCCATTGTTTTTATACCAAAATAATCAAAATTAAAATCTTTTTTATAATCAATTACTTTATTTAATTTTTTTCTGTTATGAGAAATAAAATCTAACCAAGATTTATTAAAAATTCCTGTTTCTTTATGTATAAATTCCATTTTCTCAACAAATGTGGAAAGAGTTTCTTTATGCAAACTTGAAACAGATATTCTTCCAGCAAGAAGTGAATAATCAGGATGTGTTGTTGCCATCATTGCACATTGATATGCAGATTGTTCATCTAATTCTTTTGTTGTAATTCCTGGATAAATACTTGTAATAGTTCTTTTAACAATATCAATTACATCAATATTCTGTTTCATTTCTTCATTTATTAATTTTTCGATCCGTTTTGTTATTTTATCAAACTGGACAGGTTCTTTTACTCCAGCTCTTTTAATAACATAGTATGTTGAGTTTAGATTTGACATATAATATATTAAAGATAATATTAAGATAAATTAATAATCAATTTTTATAAAATAATGACTAATACCTAAAAATCTTCTGATATCTCAAAAGCACTATCTTTTGTTTTATTATTAACATCTGCTCTCTGGTATTGAGTAGGACGATACTCAAAAAAGTTTGTTTTACCTTCAATTGAAATTGCTTCCATCCAAGTAAAAGGATTTTCTACCTTGTATAATTTATTATATCCTAATTTGATTAAAAGATGATCTGCTACAAATTTAATATATTGTTCCATTAATTCTGAATTCATTCCTAACATTGAACATGGTAAAGAATCACAAATAAAATCTTTTTCAGTTAAAACTGCATCTTCAAACATTTGATGAACTATATTTTGATCTAATTTATCATTTAACATATTATATAACATTATTGAATAATCACAATGCATTCCTTCATCACGTGCAATTAATTCATTTGAAGAAATTAATCCAGGCATTACATTTTTTTGTTTTAACCAAAAAATAGCACAAAAACTTCCAGAAAAAAATAAACCTTCTGCTATAGTTTGAGCAACTAATCGGGTAGCAAAACTTTCACTTGATTGAACCCATTTCATCATCCATTCTGTTTTTTTCTTAATACAAGGAACTGTTTCGATAGCATTTAAAATAGAATTTTTTTCTTCTTTGTCTTCAATAATATTATCAATTTGTAAAGCATATACTTCTGAATGAACTGATTCAATCATCATTTGGAATATATAAGTCATTTTTGCTTCTAATGGTTGAACATCTTGTGATAGTCTTTCACCTAGATTCATATTTACAATGGTGTCACTCGCTGAGAAAAAAGCTAAAACATATTTAATAAATCTTTGTTCATTTTCATTCATTTTTTTAAAATCATATTTATCTTTAGACCAATCAATTTCTTCAGCTGTCCAGAAAGCTGCCTGCATTTTTTTATACATATCCCAGATATTTTTAAATTTAATTGGGAAGACTGTTAATCTGTTATTTTCAGGATTTAGTAAAGGTTCCATATTGATATACTAATATTAGATTATTTTTAAATTAATAAAATCAATTTTTATTATAAATTTTATTATTCACTTTAATTTTTTTCTATTTCACTTTAATGGATTTCGGAAAATCTAAACCAACATTAGTTGACCCAAGATTGTTAAAAAAATTAAATATTAAGAACAAAACACCTATAAATTCATTATTTAGGCTAGATTTATTAGGAAATATTAAAAATTATTTACTAGTAGCTGTTTTTATTTTAGTTTTAGGATATTTTCTTTATACAAGATATACAGGCATTAAAACAAATAAAATAGTTACTATTAATGAAACTCCTCAAATAATTAATATACCACAATATGAATCTACTGACAATATAAATTATCAAAATAATCCTTATAATCAAACTCAACAAATACAACAAACTCACCCAATGCAACAAACTCATCCAATGCAACAAACTCAACCAATGCAACAAATGCAACAAACTCAACCAATGCAACAAATGCAACAAACACAACAAATGCATTCAAATCAAGAACAGTTTAAAAAAATAAATCATCCTGTTAATATAGGAGAGCCTCAACCTATTAATATGAATCCCACTGGTGAATTATCACAAGAAAATATTCATCCATCATTTGTTCATCCATATGATTATTCTTTAAAGGGAAAGAGTTTTGGGAATCAAAATCCAACATTAGTTGGACATAATTTTGCACCTCTTTAATAAAGTATTTAAATAATATAAAGACAAATTTTATATTAGGTATAATATATGGCAAACAAGATTACAATTGTTAATGATTTCACAAATAAAATTAAAGAAATTAAAAAAGATGATGTAGAAATTATAAATATTTTAGATATATTTTTAAATTTAGAAGATTCTGAAAAAACAACTTTATTAGAAAACTTTTATAAAAAATTTCTTTTAGTGAGTGAAGGAAATGATTTATTACAAAAAAAGAAAAATAAATTATTTTCTTCAAAGGAAGAAGAAACTTATAATTTTAGTATTTCATTATTTGGTGAACAATTATCTTTAAAAAAAATATTTAATAATTTGGATGAAAATAAAGACAGAGAATATTTATGGATTTGTTTAAAACTTTTAATAAATTATTTAAAACCTGATGATGAAAAGGTAGAAAATAGTTTATTAAAAATTAAGGTAGATAAAAATACTAATGAAATGATACAAGATATTGTTGATGTATTTAAAGATAAATTTAAAGAGGGTGGTGAGTCTAATCCTTTACAATCAATTATGGAGGTTACAGGATTAATTACTGAGAAATACCATGAAAAAATCCAAAATGGCGATATTAAATTAGAATCAATTATGTCTGAATTTGAAGAAAAAATACCGGGAGTTAAAGAAATGTTGAAAGGAATGATACCAAAAAATAAAGTTCCCATGAAAAAGGTTGTAATGCACGACAATTTTTCTACTGCAAATGTTGTAACAGGAGAGGATAAACCTGATGAAAATAATATGGATTTAAGTTCAATGTTAAAACTAATGAATCAAGTTTCTGGTGGTGCTGGTGGTGCTGGTGGTGCTGGCGGACTTGCTGATATTCTTGGAATGTTAGGTTCTAATTCAGATACACTTAAAAATAAGGATGAAATGAATAAATTAATGCAAGATAAATTTAATATTAATATGGATAATATAATGAAAAATTTTAATAAATAAATATTTTATTTTTAAGAACTTATTAAAGTAAATTTTTAAAAATATAAAAACCAACACCATTGGTAATAAAACTTCTCAAAAGACAGTATGATAATCCAGTGAACCATGATTTTTTAAATATTTGTTGATAAGGTATATCCACTTGATATCTAGTCTTAAAAACATCAATTGGGTATGTAAGCATCCAAGAAGTAATGCCAGCTACACCACCACCTAAAAAAGGATTAATATTGTGTTTTAAAGTATAATCCAAACAGAAAAAATAAGTTGAACATCCAGGTATTTCTCGTAATAAAGTCAAATTAAAACCTTTTGGTATTAATTGTTTTGGTAATTTATGTTGATCTCTAATTTTCCAATATTCTAAAGGTGTTAGAATAATGCCATTAAAAATACCAATTGATATAAAATTTAAAAAATTGGGAATATTATTATTTTTATTTTTTTCAAGTATATCAAAACTTGCTTGATTTAAGAAAATTGATGATATTAGAGGATAAAGTGACCCTCTATATAAATTATTGAAAGATATTTTTAATTTAATATTTGATTGTTTCCATGTTTTTAGCGTATCTAAGGGATGTCCAATCAATGTTTGTGTTACTCCTAAAATCCATCCATTTGTTTCCATTCACTAATTTTAAAATCATGAAAAATATAAATAATCAATTTTTATTTACAATTTCACTTTATATTAGTATTTAAAAAAAAGACTAGTTTCATTTATAGTAAAGATGAAAAAGTTTTTTTGTCAAAATTGTGGATTAAATAACCATAAAAAAAGAGATTGTCCTTTACCAATTATTTCAATTGGAATTGTATGTGCTCAATTAGATAAAACAATTAAATTAAAAGAACCTATTGATTATGTTAAAATAGATAGAATAAATTCAAATAATATGAAATCATTAGAATATTTGAATACATATAAAAATAAAATAAAATTTTTAATGATAAGACGTAAACATACTATTAATTATGTAGAATTTATTAGAGGTAAGTATCAATTAAATATAATAGAATTAACTGAATTATTTCGTTCTATGTCTCCTGATGAAATAATTAATGTATCATGTTCAAATTTTAAACAATTATGGGAAAATATGTGGAAAGAAACAAGTTGGAGAAAAAGTTTTGAAAAAGAATATACATCTGCTCAAAATAATTTTGAAAAATTTAAAGAATTTAATAATGGAAAATTATTTAAATATTTAACTAATGATTTTGTTCCTGATTATAATGAACCAGAATGGGGTTTTCCAAAAGGAAGAAGAAATTATAAAGAAGCTAATTTAACATGTGCTTTAAGAGAATTTAGTGAAGAAACAGGTTTAGACAACACATTGGTTAAAATTTTAGATAATGTTTCACCTGTAAATGAAGAATATTTGGGAACTAATAATAAAAAGTATTGCCATATTTTATATGTAGGTACAATTACTAAATTAAATGTAGAATTTGATATTAAAGATAATTTAGAAGTAGGTGATATTGGATGGTTCACATTGGACGAAATATTTAATTTATTAAGAGATTATCATGAAGAAAGAAGAAAAGTGATTGAAAAAATATTTCTTTTTTTAATTAATTTAATAATTTAATTAATTCACTTTTTTTCATTTTATTTAAAACTGATTTTTTATAATCAGATTTTGATAAAAGTAAATTTATTAATTCTGCTTTTTTGAACTTGGTTAAATTTTGAATTTTTTCTACTTCAGATTCATTAATAAAATAATTATCTTCTATTCCCAAAAAATTATTTATTGATGTTTCAATATCATCTAATATTTGATAATTTTGATATAGGTTATTGAAAACGGAAGGTGTTTGTTCATAATATGAAGATATAAAATCATTATTTGTATTAAAAAATAGAATTTCTTTATTATTTATAGTACAAGGATAAAATTTATTGTCTTCATAATAAATTAAAATATGAGGTAAATAAATATCAACAATGTTATTAGAAGGTAAAATATGTAAGTCTTTTTTAGTTATAATAAAAATATTTATTTTAAAAAATTTAGCTATATCTAAATAATTATTTGAAACTTTATTTTCTTTTAAAAAATGTTTAAAATCTTCTAGTTTTATATCAAAAACAGCTTCACTAGAAAATACATTTTTATTTAAACAAAAAATTAATGATGCTAAAAAATAATCTAGTTCTGTTGAAAATTCAGGTACACCAAAATATACAAATTCATATTTATTTAAAAATAAATTTATTTTATTAGTACTAGAACTTCCCAAAGCAAAACATAGTTTTTTATCCATTAAATAATTAATAATTGTTTTATAATTTAATTGGTTGGTTGAATCCATTATATTAATAATGGTTTCTTTTCTTTAAAAAAAAATCTACTATTATAATAATTATGGTTAATCCTAATATTTGGGGGAAACATGGTTGGAAATTTTTGCATTATGTTTCCTTAGGCTACCCAGAAACTCCAACTGAATTACAAAAAAAACAATATAAAAATTTTTATTTGAATGTCGGAAATATATTACCTTGTTATAAATGTAGTAAAAATTATTATCGACATTTAAAAGAAATTCCTCTTACTGATAATATATTATCAAACAAAGAGTATTTTAAAAACTGGGTTATTTCTCTTCATAATGCAGTTAATATTGAAAATGGAAAAGATATAGTAAGTTTTGAAGAAGCAAATATTTTAATTAAAGATAATACATGTCAAGTAGAATATACTGATAATAAACAAAAATTAGATAAAGAAGAATCAGTAGATAAAGAAAAACTAGTGGATAAAGAAACTTATATTCGTAATAAAATACCTATTCATAAAAAAGAAAATTTGATGAATAATGATAATTTATACTTGATAGGAATTATATTTGTTTCTATTATTATTTTTCTTATTTTTAGATTTAAAAAATAAATTAATTTATTATACTATATAATAATGAGTCTCAGACAAACAATTAAAGAAATTCAAGAATTTGTTGAAACAATTAAGGAAAAAAATAATATGCAACGAGAAATTGCAATAGCTAATAAATTTCCTGAATTCTGGGATAATTATCCTTTCTTGGTTAAAAAATTAGTAAAAGACAATCAAGATTTATCAATGTTATATACAATGCTTGGTAAAATAGAAAAAATAGATAAAGGAGAACTATCAATGACTTCTGTTGAATATGAATTAGGAAATAAATTAGCAGATCAATATTTAACACCTGTTCTTAAAGCAAACGAAGATAAAAAAGATTAAAATTTAATTTAAAATAGTATTTTAAATTAAACTTAATGAATAAAACTGAAGAAATTAAAAAAATAATAGAACATATCAGAACAAGAAGTATAAGTGATTATAAATCTTTAGTAATTGGTGCTGCCTGCACATTTCCTGCTTTTTATAGAAAATATCCGGAGGAATTGAAAGATTTAGTAAAAAAATACAAATATAATGGGTATTAAAGTGTTAATTCTTTTGCTAAAGTTTCAACTTCTTCTTCTTGAGATACTAATATTTTTTTAAGTATTTTATCCCAATGTGCAATAGTATCTTTTTGTTTAGATTTTTCAAACAAAAAGTTATTTATCCAAAATTTAATTGCTTCATTATGTTGAGACAAATACATATGATATTTTTCACCAAAATAGTTGTTTTCGTTGATATAATTTATAATATTATTAATTATTTTTTGTTGTTCATTTGCAATTTGTATGTTTATAACTCTCATTTGATTAAGAAACTGATAGGGTAATTCCATTTTTGGGAAAATATTAGTAATATATTTATCTCCATTAAATTTTTGTAAAATTTCTGATAAAAGAGTTAGCACAACTGATAATTCTTTATCTGAATTTTTAAATTTAAGATGTTTTGCTATTAAATATTTTTCTGAATTAGATTTTCTTGAGAAAAAAGGTTTATAAAAATAAGTTTCTTCAAACAATGAAGATACCAAATAAACTAGTTTACAAGATACTGTTGTGAAAGTTTCAAAAAATTTAATTACTAAATGACCATCTTTATCTAAAGTAGTGAGACCTGCTAAAATTTGACCAATAATTAAAGGATAAGATTCTTGTTCTTGATAAACTTCATCTAACCATTTAAAACCTCCGTCTCCTGTTACTAAATTAGCTGTTTTTTTATCTTTTGTTAAATCTTTTTTAAAATTAGAAATTGTTGAAATATTTGTAATATCACCATTATCTTTAGATTTATGTTTATCAGCTGTAACTTTTTTATATGTTTTATGTAATTTGATTAAATTGGGATGTTCTTTTTTATAATAACCTAAGAAATTTTTAGCAACTTGAATATTTTGACCATCTTCAGGGTGAATTGTTACTGCAAAATATTTATCATTCTTTGTAGAATAATACATTTCACGATAATGTAAATTTGCTTGTAAAAAAGATCCGGGACCTTCTGCTAAAGCTGAATATATTAATTTATCTTTATCTAATAGATTAAAAACAGTATTTATTTCCCATTGTTTATAAAATGCTCTTGATAATATATTAGGTGTATCTTTAGTAAATTTTAAAAATTCTTTTGTTTTATCTTTTAATGTGGCATCTATTTCAAATGGATTTAAAATATAATAAAATTTATCTTTTGTTTCTAATTCATTAGTTATTTTCATTTTCCTTTTGGTTCGATGTAAAAAATAATGAAATCCTAGACTCATTTCAGGTTCTGCTATCATTGAACTTAATCTGACTTCAGGACCAAGATTATTAACTATATTTTTAAAATCAATATTATTAAATTTAATTACTTTTGGAGATTGCATTATTATTATTAATAATATTAATTTAAATTAATTAATTCAGTTTTTTTTAACTCTCTTCTATATAACTCTTCTATAATAAACTGCATTACCACAATTAACTGATTTTCTAATTATTTTAATGATATCATCTTTTTTACCTCCTAAATATCTTACCATTATATCGTCTACAAATATTTTAGGTAGATTTTTTTCTGCATATAATTTAATAAAATTTTCTTTTTCTTCTGGTGTTAATAACATTTGATCTGGGACTAAAGGGTTTGATGGTATATCAACCATTAATTCTGTCATTTCAAAAACTTCTGTGTTTTTTTCTTTTCCTTGATTCGTTGTTTTTTTACTAGTAGATCTAGCAACAACAAATTTTAAAGTTTTATTAATTAACATAAATTCTTCAATATCACTACCTTTTTTAACTGAGGATAATGAATGAAAATATAATAATAATCCAATAGTAGTTTGATTAATTTTAAGTTCATATCTTCCATTATCAGGTTTTTGATCTGATAATTTTTCATAGATAGATGTAACATCTTTTTCTGTAATAATATTTCTTCTCCATAACATTTTAGTAAAGTTCATTAGCATTACTTGAGTTTGTTCTAGGATATTTAATTGTAATCGGACACTTGACATTATAATTAATAATATTAAAAGATTAATTATAAATCAATTTTTATATCTCATTAAATAATGGATATTGAAATACCAATTTTAGAAGAAGAGTTAATTGAAACTTTATTTACAATGACTAAAAAAAAAGAGGAAGATAAAATAATTAATTTTATAAATAATAATAAAAAATTTGATTTTAATATTAAATATAATGAAGTTTATTTTATATTTTTAATTATTATTTATAATTTAAAAAAAGTTTTTACTCATTTAATTAATTATAAGATATCACTTGATGTTTTAGATAATGATGGAAGAACTATTATATTTTATTTAATTAAATTAAATAATTTAGAGTTATTAAAAGATGTTATTGAATATTATAGAAATTTTATTGGAATTCCAATAATAAATTTAAAAGATAATTTTGGTTATTCTTCCCTGCACTATTGTGTGATTTTTAATAATTTAAAAGCTTTAGAAATATTATATAAATCTAAAAATATAAATATTTTAAATTTAGACAACAAAGGAAATAATATTCTGCATTTTTCTATAATTAATAAAAATACAAAATTTATTGATTTTTTAATTGCTAAAGATTTTCCCATTAAAAAAAGAAATTTTAATAATGAAAATATATTACATTTACTTTTGAACAAGTTTCCAGACACCAAAATTATTAAATATTTTGTAAATAAAATTAAAATTACAGAACAAGATAAAATTTATTTATTATCTCCATTACATTTATCACTGGTCTTAAATATTGATATGGGTATATATAATTTTAAAAATAAAGAATTAGAATTAACAGACTTTTATGGAAATACTCCATTACATTACGGAATAGTTGAAAAAAATATAATTTTATTTAAAAAAATTTTAGAAAAAAATTTAGATAACATCCAATATAATTATCAAAATATAAATGGAGATACTTTATTACATCTTATTTTAGAAGAAAATATGGAATTAGAAGATAATTTAATGCAACATTTAATTAGTTGTACAAATTTAAATTTACAAAATAATCAAGGAAATACATGTTTACATTTAATAGTAAATAATGATTTATTTCAAAAATATAAAATTAAACAAAAAATTAATATATTTATCCAAAATAAAGATGGTAAAACAGTTTATCAAATAGTTGATTCTAATAAACAAAAATATATTTTTGAAAAAACAGCTAAAATTTTGAGTCATATATTAACCAAAAATAAACAAACAGCAAAACTTGAATGGGAAAAAAATTGTACCATTGATTGTTTCACCAAAATTAAAGAGTATTTAGAAAAAGAAAAAAAAAATCCTCCCTTTATTCAAGATGAAGTTAATTTAAAAATTCAAGAAAATATGTATGTGAGTCATTGTAGATTTATTGGTATTACTATTGATATTTTAAGTGGAATGTTATATCTTAAGAAAAAATTTAATAACCTTGGTGTTTTATTACAATTTCCTCTCACAATTAATGAAAAATTAAGTAATTTTTATCAAACCATGGCAATTGATTTAAGTTATAAAATTGATTTTATTAATTTTCAAATTTATTGGGTATATCAAAAAATATTTTATCCATCATATTTTGAATTTATTTTTAATAAAAATATGCAAGATAATGATATTAATTTTATTGTTATTCCTCTTGGTATTGAAAATGATATTGGAGCACATGCTAATATTTTAATTGTTGATAAACATAATAAAACAATAGAAAGATTTGAACCATATGGCATTTATCCGCCAAAAGAACTTAACTATAATGATCTTACTCTTGACAATTTACTAGAAAATAAATTTTCTTCATTTAATCTTAAATATATAAAACCAATTGACTATTTACCCAAAATTGGATTTCAAATTTTAGAAAACTTAGAAACACCTACATGTAATCAAATAGGAGATCCTAATGGTTTCTGTGCTGTTTGGTGTGTATGGTGGGTTCATCATAAATTATTAAATCGTGATATATCTTCCAAATTACTAGCAGAAAAAATAATTACTAAAATAAAATTAGCTAATTTAAGTTTTAAAGCAGTTATAAGAAACTTTTCTAAAAATATAACAGATATAAGAGATGAATTACTTGAAGAAGTAAATTTAGATATAAATAAATGGATTCAAGGTAAATATGATGATAAAATATTAAAAAAAATAGAAAATATAATTCTTAAAATTATGTAAATTAAACATATTATTATTCAAATTTCAATTCAGATTCTATTTAAATAATAAAATTACTTTCAATTACTTGTTCTTCAATTTCTTCATAATATTTTGACACTTCTTTATCAGATGCTAATTCCTCTAAATAACCAATACATTTTATATTTTTATCTCCTTGATTTAGTCTTTTGCTTTTAATTCTAACAATAACTTTTTGATTTAATTGTAAAGTTTTTTTTGTTTTGTGGTGTAAAAATTCTCGTGTTATATCAAAAACCTTAGAATTGATATTTTCTCTAGGTATGAATATTTTAATAGGTCCATTTATACAAACAATTAATTCTGGATTAACTAAAATTGCTTCTGATACAATAGAAGTGTTTTCCATTGGCATATAAATCTTGCATTGATATATTACTTCATATATTGCAGAACCCGATAAATTTTCTCCTGACATTAGTCCATCTTCAAATGAAGAAATTTTATAAACTTTATCAATATATCCATATTTATTACATTTTTTCTCAACTTTATCTTTTAAATTTAATTTTAATTTTAATAGAATATCTCCATTCATTTGTTGAGGATATAGGGTTACTCTGGAGGTTTGTTCTAAATCATAGTATGGTAGTGTTAAATCATTCATATTATGATATATTATATTATTATTTCTAAACTTCATTTTTCAATTTTATTTTAATTAAGTATTTAACGGAATTCCTAACACTTTATTTATACTATTTGGTAAACATTCACATTGATATAAATATAAATATACACTTGCCAATAATACATTTAAAATTAATCCATAATCTGACAAAGTAATTGGTATATGTGGAACCGTTAAATGATGATTTAATTTATGAACATACACATTCAATTTTGTGTTAGGTTCTGAATTTTGTACAAGACGACCTTTATATTTTTTATTTTTAATTTTATATAAATAAATTACTTCATAATTTTTATTAGATAATTTATTTATTTGAACTATATTAACAGGTATATAATCCCATAATGATAAAACTAAATATCTTTTTGTAATGATTAAAGCTAATGCAATTACTAAAATTATACATGCCATAATGTGATTTTGTATCATTAATATATTTCAGATAAAAAAATAAAATTCATTATTAATTTTACCAAAATTACTGACTAAATAATAAAAATTGAAATTTTATTATATAAAAGGAAAATATTACTTTATTATGCCAATTTATAGTACATATAATGCAAAAACAAATTTTTTAACTTTGTCTAATATTTCTAATCATGAAATGCCTGACATCATATGGCCAGAATCAGTGAAATCAGTAAATTTTAGAGATTGGTCGTGGGAGCACACAAATAAGAAAGATAAGTCAAACTGCTCTTTTATTCCTAAAATGAAGTTGCCTGATACAATAGAATCAATCACTTTTGGTACTAATTTTAATCAAAAAGTAAATAATATACTTTGGCCAAAATCGCTAAAATCACTCACTTTTGGATACGCTTTTAATCAATCAATTGAAAATATTAAATGGCCTGATACATTGGAAACAATTATTTTTGGTAAAAATTTTAATCAACCTATTAAAAATGTTATATGGCCTTATTCATTGAAAGTAATTCGTTTTGGTATGTATTTTAACCAAAGCATAGAAAATGTAACATTTTCTAAATTGCAGTTTTTGATAAGAATAATTTTTGGATGGGAATTTAATCAAAAAATTGATAAAGTTACATGGCCTAATTCATTGCAATCAATTACTTTTGGAAGGTATTTTAATCAAAACATTGAGGAGGTAATATGGCCAACTTCATTGAGAGCAATCACTTTTGGTAATAATTTTAATCAACCTGTTGAAAATGTAAAATGGTATAATTTACAGTTTCTACAAAGAATAGTTTTTGAAGGATCTTTTAATCAGAAAATTAATGATATCAAGTGGCCTAAATCTCATTCAGTACAATTGATTAGTTTTGGCGAGTATTTTAATCAACCAGTAGATTTTCTACCCGAAGGTTTAATTACACTTAGAATTCTAAATGAGATGTACAAACATCATTTATGTAATCTACCTTCTAGTGTTAAAAAGATTAATGTTAAAATGTCTAGTTCCTCTTGAATTAAAAGACAATTAAGTTCTTTTCTAAATTTAATCAACCTATAGAAAATGATAGAGATAAAGTTTAAAATGACAAATACATTATTTTAAATTTAGTGTAAATGACAAATACATTATTTTAAATTTAGTGTGAATGACAAATACATTATTTTAAATTTAGTGTAAATGACAAATACATTATTTTAAATTTAGTGTAAATGACAAATACATTATTTTAAATTTAGTGT